TCTATCCCACCCCCCATCCCACCCCCTGTCCCCACCACATCCCCCCCCCGGATGACCGACCCTCCCCCCACCACAGACGGGAATGCCAGTAAGGCGATGGAACAGTCAGGACATCTCAGCGAGAAGCTGCTGGCGCGACGTTGGGGCCTAAGCCACCGGACGCTGGAGCGCTGGCGCCACGATGATCATGGCCCAGCCTATCTGAAGATCGGCGGCAGGATCGTCTATGCCGTCGCCGACATCGAAGCCTTCGAGGCGGCCCGGCGGCGCACGACTGGCGCCGTCACCGCGGGGGCAGGCGCACGATGAACACCGCCATCCCCTTTCCGACGGTCAGCGAAGCGTACTCCCCACGGATCAGCGAGTTCGAGCTTCGCGCCTGGGTCATTCAGGCCCGCCCCGGAGATGTCCTCGAGTATCACCGCGGCTTCCTCGCCGTCGACCGCACCCCGCTGGGGCCGCCCATGAGCGAAGAGGAGCGAAGCGCCCTCGCGCGTACCGGTGCTGTCGCCATGCGGCTTGCGAGCGAGGGCGGCGTCCATCTCGTCCAGCGCCGGCTTGGCCCGGGCAGCTGCAGCTATCTCGCCATCGCCCGGCGTCGGCCAAGGGGTTCGCCCGCCTGTTCCCCGACCGTGCCGCGCGATGCCGGGGCGGTGCCGCTCGAGGCGGCGGCGTGAAGACAGCGGCGGGGCGGCCCGTTCCGCAAGGACGGGCAGGCTCTCCTTCGGCGCCCGGTCAACGCCCCGCCGCCCCAGACCAAGCGACGACGTCATCCCCACGAGGATCCAGCCCATGCCGGTACGCATCATCACTGCCGACGAGCGGCTGTCGGCAGCCCACAACAAGACCTCGATCGCCATCTTCGGTCCGCCGGGTGCCGGGAAGACTTCGCTCCTGAAGACGCTGCCGGCCGACCAGACCGTCTGCCTCGATCTCGAGGCCGGGATGAAGTCGGTCCAGAACTGGCCTGGCGCGAGCATCCCGGTGCGGAGCTTCGTCGACTTCCGTGATCTCGCGGTGCTGATCGGCGGACCGGACCCCGCCGCCGATCCCAATGCCTGGTACAGCGCGCAGCATCATCAGCACACGAGGAGCGTCTACGCCGGCAGCGGCGTCGAGGAGTTCCTCGCGACCAAGTCGGTGGTCTTCGTCGACAGCATCACCGATCTCACGCGCCAGTCGATGGTCTACGCCCGACAGCAACCGGAAGCCTATTCCGAGCGCACCGGCAAGCCGGACGTCCGCGGGGCCTACGGCCTCCTTGGCCGCGAGGTCATCCAGGCGCTCAAGCACCTGCAGCATGCGCCAGGCAAGACCGTGATCTTTGTCGGTGTTCTGGAGAAGGTCACCGACGAGTTCGGCGTCACGACCTGGCAGCCGCAGATGGAGGGCTCCAAGGTTGGCCGCGAGCTGCCCGGCATCGTCGATCAGTTGATGGCCCTGCACCTGTTCTCGCGTGATGCGGATGCCGGCTACGTCCTCGACGAGAAGGCGAGCGAACGCCGGCTTGTCTGCCGAGCCGGCAATCCGTTCGGCCTACCGGCCAAGGATCGAAGCGGCCGCCTCGACGAGACCGAGCCGCCCGACCTCGGCGCGCTGCTCGCCAAGATCAACACCACCGGTTTCGCAGCCGCGCGATAGGCGGCGCCCTCGATCGAGAACCTCAATCCAAAGGAGAACGACATGTACGACCTCAATGATGCCCAGCCGCAGATGGCCCCCGTCGGCGACCTGATTCCGGACGGCACATTCGCCAAGGTGAAGATGACCATCCGTCCGGGCGGGACGAACGGTTCGACGCCGATGGATGCGGGCCTCCTAAAGGCATCGCAGTCCAGCGACGCCAAGCTGCTCGATTGCGAGTTCACCGTGGTCGCCGGCCCCTACGCCCGGCGGAAGTTCTGGCAGAATTTCACCGTCGCCGGCGGGAAGCTCGACGAGAAGGGACAGTCGAAGGGCTGGAACATCTCGAAGGCAACGTTCCGCGCCATGGTCGACAGCGCGCTCGGGCTTGATCCGCGCGACGAGAGTGCCGCCGCCAAGGCCAAGCGGGTGTTCCAGGGGCTCAAGCAACTCGACGGCATCGTGGTTGCCGCCCGGATCATGGTGGAGCCGGCTTCGGACCCGCAATACCGTGACGCCAACAAGCTCGCAAATGTCGTCCTGCCGGGCGAGCCGCAGTACGACGCGATCATGCGCGGCGAGACCGTGCAGCCCGACCCGATCAACGCCAAGCCGCGCAAGGCGCAGAACGGCGCAACACAGAACGCCCCTGCCTGGCAGCCCAACGCACCGCCCAACGGGACCGTGCCCTGGGCCAGCCAGGATCAGGCGAGCCCGCCGCAGCCGGCTGCCACCGGACCGGCCTGGCTCAACACCTGAGGGGGGAGGTCGTGACCGATGACGAGTGGCAGGCGCACACCACGCACGAAGCGGCGAAGGCGATCGGCCGATGGCTCGAAGGAAGAGGTGGGCTCTATCAGCCAATCCGCTCTTTGACCATGCGCGATCTCGAGACCATGGCGGCAAAGGCCAACGACCGCTTCGTGGTGTTGGCGGCGGAGCGGATCAGGGATCAGCCGGAGCCACCCACCGCCAATCTCAGGTGGCTCATGGCTGGCTAGCCCCGTGCGCGCTCTGCGGCCGGCAGAGCCGCGGTTTCCTCTACTGCCACCTGCTCCGTCGGGATCGCTTCCCCGACTACACCTTCTGCTCGCGGATCTGCACCGACCTCGGAATCGCACTCGCCAGGGAGAACAACGGCGTGATCGACAAGACTGCCCGCGAGTCGCAGGCCCTCAGGGAGGCGCGGCGACCCTTCGCCGAGGCGCTCACCGCACTCGGGCTGATGGCGCCATTCTACAATCGAACGGCAGCCGAGATCGACCAACTGATCGAGGCAGCGGTCACCGGCTACGTCGAGAGCATGCAGCGCCAGGCGGCAACGCCGGAGCGCTCCGGCACCCCCTTCGACGACGATGTCCCTTTTTGAGGGCCGTTGCGGTGATCGACCTCAACCACAAATCGGGCTGCCAGTACGAGGAGCCGCTTCGTCCGCCGGGCATCGCCGTCGCCATCGGCAGGGCGATCGACAGCGCCCTCCTGGCGCGCCACCAGGCCCAGCCGTCGCGACGCTATGTCAGCAGCTCCGGCCTCGGCCGAGAATGCCTCCGCCAGATCCAGTACGACTACCTCGCCGTGCCGAAGGACGAGGGCCGGGACTTCGAACCGTCGACCCTCCGAATCTTCGAGGCCGGTCATCGCGGCGAGGACGTCGTTGCGGCGTGGCTGCGGGCCGCGCGCTTCGATCTCCGTACCCACCGCTTGGATGGACGGCAGTTCGGATTCTCGATGCTCAGCGGCCGCTTCCGTGGCCACATCGATGGCTGCCTGATCAGCGGTCCGGCGCCGATGATCTTCCCGGCGCTGTGGGAGAACAAAGCGGTCGGCGCAGGCCCGTGGAAGGAGATCGTCAAGCGCGGCGTAGTGGTCGCGCGACCGGTCTATGCGGCGCAGATCGCGCTCTACCAGGCCTATCTCGATCTCCCGAACCCCGCTCTCTTCACCGCGCTCAATCGCGACACCCTCGAGCTCCATGCGGAGCTGGTGCCGTTCGACGCCGCGCTCGCCCAGGCCATGAGCGACCGGGCGGTGCAGGTGGTCCGGGCGAGCGATGCCGAGGAGCTTCTGCCGCGCGCCGCGGCGGACCGCAGCGCTTCAGTCTGTCGGGGCGGAATGAGCGGCGGCTCCTATCACGGTGCCTGCTCGTGGCAGGACCGATGCTGGAGGAGCCGTCGATGATAATCGAAGCGCTCAATCCGGTCGCGCAGACGAGACCCGTCGTCGAGGAATGGCGATCCGTCCCCGGATACCCTGCATACGAAGTGAGCGACGATGGGCGCGTACGCCGGCGCTTCGCGAAGGGCCGGTGGGCCGCCGGGCACGTCCTCAGCCCCGGGCGGGCATACAGCGGGCACCTGTTCGTCATTCTGACGGACGAGACGGGTCATGCAAAAAAGCAGTTCGTCCACCGGATCGTGGCGGCTGCTTTCATCGGTCCTGCGCCGTTCGAAGGCGCGATGGTCCTCCACCACGATGATGACCCGACCCACAATCTTCCCTCGAATCTGTACTGGGGAGACCGCGTCGAGAATGCACGCGACGCGAAACTCAATCGGAAGCGGCCCGGCGAGGTGAGCCAGCGTGGGGCGCGCCCTGGCGAAGCCAATTCCTCCGCAGTTTTGACCGAGGCCGACGTTATCGACGTCAGACGATATCTTGACCTCGGTCTATGCGGTGCCTGCATCGCGCGAATGTTCGGGGTGAGAAAGGAGACGATCTACAGCATCGCCAAGGGTCGGACATGGACACACCTCGAGCGGAGGTCGGCATGACCGACATCACCCTCACCGACCAGCAGTGGGCCGGGGTCAAGCGCATCGTCCATTGGTTCAAGCATGAGACGCACGAGAAGCAGGTGGCGCGCATCTTCGGGTTTGCAGGATGCGGCAAGAGCACCATCCTGAAGTTCGTCCTCGAGGAGCTTGGCCTCGATCCGCACGTGAGCGACCGCGAGGGCGGCAGTTGCGTGCCGGGCGTGGTCACCGCGACCTTCACCGGCAAGGCGGCCCTGGTGCTCAAGCGGAAGGGCACGCCGGCGCGCACCATCCACAGCCTGGTCTACAGCGTCATCGAGGCCACCGAGGAGGAGATCGAGGCGGCAGGCAAGAAGATCGCCGAGGCGGAGTCGCACGCGCGGACGCTCACCGGGTTCGATCGCACCGCCGCCGAGGCCGCAATCGAGGCCCAGCGTCAGGCTCTGTCGCAGATGAAGAAGCCGCGTTTTGCGTTGAACCCGCAGAGCGACGCCGCGGACGCGAAGCTGATCGTTCTCGACGAGGTCTCCATGGTCGGCGAGGAAATGGCGCGCGACCTGATGAGCTTCGGCAAGCCCATCCTGGTGCTCGGTGACCCCGGCCAGCTGCCGCCGATCAAGGGCGAAGGCGCCTTCACCAACGACGCACCCGACGTCATGCTCACCGAGATCCACCGCCAGGCCGAGACCAGTGCCATCATCCGCCTTGCCACCATGGCCCGCCTAGGCGAGCCGATCGGCTTCGGTCAGTACGACACCTTCGTCTGGAAGATGCGGAAGCAGGACGTCACGCCCGAGCAGGCACTTCGTGGCGGCCAGGTCATCTGCGGCCTGAACGCAACCCGGCTTCAGCTCAACAATGCCATGCGTCGGGCAGCGGGGTTCGTCGACGGATGGCTGCCGACCGGGCCTAGCGAGAAGATCATCTGCCTCAAGAACCAGAACGACCTCGGCCTGATCAACGGCATGTTCGTCACCCTCGACAATGTCGTCGACGAGGGCAGCCTCTACTTCTCGGCCGCGGTGACCGACGAGGACGGCAACCGGATCGGGCCACCCGGCGCCGACGGGAAGCCGGGGCGGCTTCGCATCTACAAGGGTCACTTCGAGGATCACGTCGCCTTCGATCGGCAGCGCCACGATCGGGACTGGAAGGGCAAGCGCAACCTGACCGAGGCGACGTTCGGCTGGGCCATCACCGGGCACAAGTCGCAGGGCTCGCAATGGGAGAATGTGATCGTCTGGGACGATGGCCTCGGACGGAGCGAATCCGATCGCCGCCGCTGGCTCTACACGGTCATCACCCGTGCCGAGCGTGGGCTGGTGATCCTGGCCTGAGCCCCGGCCGTGATCGACCTCAACGATGTCTGGCAGCCGCCTGTCCGCTTCGATCTCGCTGCAGTGCGGGACCGGCTGGCGGCGACGGCGGCCGACTGGCTGCCGGCGCTGTTCCCGGAGGCGCGGGCGTCTCCCGACCGTAATACGCTTCGCTGCGCGGACCTCTCCGGCCGCCCGCCCCGCAACGAGGGCTCCTGCGTCATCTACCTGCAGGGCTCGCGCGCCGGCTGGGGCCATGACCATGCCACGGGCGAGTCGGCGGGTCCCATCGACCTGATCCATCATGCGACCGGTCTCTCGGGCAGCGCCCTGTTCGAGGAAGCGGCCCGGCTTGCGCGCCTGGACGCGCCGACAGCGACGCCACGAAGGGCGGGACAGCCGAAGTCGGGCCACGCGCTCGAAGTGGCCCGGATCCTCGATGGCTGCCAGCCGATCGCCGGTACCGTGGGGGAGTTCTATCTCCGGAGCCGCGGTCTGACCGATCCGGCCTCGCCGGATCTTCTCTTTCATCCCGACCTCACCGACTACGAGGCCAGGCGCGGCTGGGCGGGCATCGTCGGCATGGTGCGGGACGGCGCCGGCACGCCGACCGGTGGCATCCACCGCACCTTCCTGCTCGATGACGGGTCGGCCAAGGCCCCGCCGGGCAAGAAGATGCTCGATGCCGTCGGCGGCGGTTCAGTCCGGTTGGCGCCGGTCGGTGGCGATGGTCACCTCGGTATTGCCGAGGGCATCGAGACAGCCTTGTCGGCACAGGCGATCTTCGGCGTGCCGACCTGGGCGGCGCTGTCGGCCGACGGCCTCCGGCGCTGGCAGTGGCCAGCCGACCTCAACCGCGTGACCATCTTCGCCGACGCCGGTGACGCCGGCGCGCAGGCCGCGGCAATCCTCGCCGAGCGTCTCGGCGCCGCGGGCATTGCCAACGGCATCGTCGAGCCGCTGCACGGCGACGATTTCAATGACGATCTCCGCCACGGCGTGACCGCGGCCGACTACGAGATGATCTCAGCCCCGGTTGCCGCGGCCGCGACGACGCTCACCACGGCCGCTGAGTTCGACCGGGCGGCCCGGGCGTTGACCAATCCCCCGGATCTCACAGCCCTCGGCAGCCTGCTGGGGCAGCTCGTCATCGCCCGGCTGGAGCCTCTGCCCGAGCGCCAGGTCCTGGCGGCGATCAAGTCCGCCACCGGCATCGCCGTCTCCATTCTCGATAAGCAGATCGCAGAGCTGCGCCGCCGGCTGAATGCGACCGGCGACATCCACCAGCGTCCCATTCGGCCGCGTTGGGCGAGCCAGCTCCGTCTCGATCTCACGGGCACGCCCGAGCGCAACGAGGCGAACGTCATCACCGCGCTCTCGAACGACGAAGTCTTCGCCGGCGCCTTGGTGTTCGACGAGTTCCGCCAGGAGACCATGATCAATCGAGCGCTGCCGTGGGACGAAGCCGCCGCCCGGCTCCCACGGCCCTGGAGCGACGCCGACGACGTGCGGTGCGCCGAGTGGCTTCAGCATCGCGAGATCAACGTCGCGCCCATCGTGGTCAGCCGGAGCGTGACCGCGGTCGCACGTGATATCCGCGTCCACCCGGTGCGCGACTACCTCACCGGCCTCATCTGGGATGGCGTGCCCCGGCTGGCGACCTGGGCGATCACCTATCTCGGAGGGGACGACACCGCGCTCAACCGCGCGTTCGGCTCGCGCTGGATGATCTCCGCGGTGGCGCGCATCATGCGACCCGGCGCCAAGGTCGACCACATGCTGATCCTCGAAGGACCGCAAGGCGCGAAGAAGTCGACCGCGCTGAGGGTCCTTGCCGGTGACGAGTGGTTCACCGACGAACTCGCCGAAATCGGCAGCAAGGACGCCGCCCAGCAGATGCGCGGCATCTGGATCATCGAGATCGCCGAGCTCGATGCGATCGGCCGGGCCGAGGTGTCGCGCATCAAGGCCTTCCTGACGCGCACCGTCGATCGCTACCGGCCACCCTACGAACGCTATGTCGTCGAGGTTCCGCGCCAGTGCGTCTTCGCTGGCAGCGTCAATCCCGACACCTATCTCCGCGACGAGACCGGCAACCGCCGCTTCTGGCCGGTGCGCTGCGGCAACATCGATCTCGACGCGCTTCGCCGCGACCGCGACCAGCTTTGGGCCGAAGCCGTCGCCCGTTTCCGCGACGGCGCAATCTGGTGGCTCGACGATCCGGAACTCATTGCGGACGCGACTGCCGAACAGGACGCCCGCTATCAGTCCGACGCCTGGGACCCCCTAATCGAGCGCTGGCTCGTCTATGAACGGCGCCGCGTTAATCGCGGTTATGGATATGACGACTGGGTCGAGGAAGAGACCGAACGGGCGACGCCGATCACCGATGTCTCCGTGGGGGAGATCCTCGAGCAGGCGATCCGTATCGAACCCGGCCGCTGGAACAAGAGCGATCAGATGCGCGTCGGCGCGTACCTCAAGGCAAACCACTGGCGGAGGTATCAGGTCAGGGTCGGCGAACGACAGCGATCGGTCCGCGAGTGGCGGTACCGTCGCTGACGGTCACGGAAACACGGCAAGCAAGGTCGAGGGCGCCTCCGGGGCGCCCTTTTCGTTGTCGCGCTGGCTTCTGGTCACTACCTTGCCCCTCTGGTCACCACCTGCCGAGCAAGGTGGTGACCAAAATAATTGAATGATTTCAACGTGGTCACCACCTGCACTCTGGTCACCACCTGTTTCAAACATTATGCGTGGGAAATGTGGATGGCGGTCAGGCCATGACCTTCTCCTATGGAATATGTATGGGAGCAGGTGGTGACCACGAAGGTGGTGACCAAAGCGCCTATCCAACGGATCTGAAAGAGAAAACTCTGGTCACAACCTAGTCTCCGGACCTGACCAAGGTAGTGACCACGACCGCACGCGTAGGAGCGAAGCTGTCAGCCGAGTTCGGGAACCAAGGTGGTCACACGCCCTCGGCAAGTTGGTCGGCGGCGCGAACGACGTCCGCCGGTGCCATTTCGGCATAGGCTGCGAACTCGAGCAGCCACGGCTCCCAGCCGACAACCTGCTGCATCACCCCGCTCAGGAAGCCTGGCTGCCGGGCTCCGCTCCGGATGGACTCCGGTCGGGTCCCAGTGAGTTGCAGGAAGCGATCGAGACGCTCCGGGTCCTCGGCGATGAAGGCCAGCGCCCTGATCGCCACCATCTCTGGATCAGCCTGCTCCTTGTCTTGGCGGATCATGCGTCGGCCCGTTCCTCGATCGCCTTCATTGGATGTCCAGGGCCCCGGACCGGCGCTCGGTCGCTCTGATTCCGTGCGGTCACCAAACGCAGTGTGAACTGTTCCGTCATGTCTTGTGAAGATCGCCGTCCGAGGGGTGGAGGCTGCTCGCCGCGACGAGGACGTCGCAGGTTTGACAGTCGAGCACTCTCGGCGGACCGCCCAAAAAAGAACGTCCTCTGTCCGTTTTCGATTGCCCTGCCGAAATCGATCTCTAGAATCCAGATCGACCAAAGCCGAAGGCCCACCTTTCGTGAGCCTTCGTGATGAATATCCCTTCCGCTGTCCTGCCTGCGGTGGCCAACGAGCCGCCGCTTGCTGTCACGCCCGGGCCAGTCGAGACCTCGGGCGCCGCGGCCATTCTCGCCCTCGATCTCGGCACCACCAGCGGCTGGGCACTCCGCAATCTCCGCGGCCGCATCCTCAGTGGCACCGCCGACTTCAAGCCGCACCGCTTCGAAGGCGGCGGCATGCGTTACCTCCGCTTCGAACGCTGGCTCGATGAGACCCTCCGCCTCGCCGGTGACGTCGAGGCCGTCTACTTCGAAGAAGTGCGCCGGCATATTGGCGTCGATGCAGCTCATGCGTATGGCGGGTTCCTCGCCGGGCTCACCGCCTGGTGCGAGGAGCACGCGATCGCCTATCGGGGCGTCGCGGTCGGCACCATCAAGCGGTTCATCGCCGGCAAGGGAAATGCCGACAAGGCAGCCGTGATCGCCGCCGTTCGCGAGCGTGGGTTCAGCCCGACCGACGACAACGAGGCCGACGCCATCGCCATCCTGCTTTGGGCCATCGAGACCCGGGGAGGCACGCGATGACCGCGATCCTCGATCACGCAGCCGGGGTCATCGCCGACCGACGCGCCATTTATGGCGATCCCGCCGCGTCGATGGCGACCGTGGCAGCACGGTGGTCGGTCACACTCGGCCGTCCCGTGACGTCGGCCGAGGTCATGCTCTGCATGATCGATCTGAAGCTGGCGCGATTGGCTCACGACCCGACGCATCACGACAGCATCGTCGACGTCATCGGCTACGCGGCCCTCCTGCCGGAGGTGACCCGATGAGGTGGCTCCCCCACGGCTATGGCGGCAACCGCCGCTCCCCCGAAGACGTGAAGCGCGATGGCTGGGTCGAACAGGGCCTGCTCGCGGTGAACGTCGAGGACCACCGCCTGACCTGGCCCGAGCGTGAGCTGGTCAAGCAGCTTGGCGAAAAGCTCTACGGCAAGCGCATCGAACGGAGCTCGCCATGACGATCCGCGGTCGCAAACGGAAATCCGGCAAACGCTACCCCTGCGGAAAACGCACCAGCGCCGAAATGGAGAAGGACGTCATGCAGACTGCGATTGAAGCCCGGCAGCGTCACCATGGCGTCACGGCAAAGCAGGCTCGAGACGAGCGACTCGGCACCGCGTTCGGACGGCTCGCGTGGCATGGGACGATCACCACTGCCCAGTACGAAGCCGGCCGCGAGTTCGGCGAGCTATATCGCCGTCATCACATGGTGATGGGCCTACCGCTGCCGTCGCCGCGGTCTATCGCCGGACTATTGGTCAGCGGCGGCATCTTTGGTGGATCCTCGGGCGAGCCCGATGCCCTGGCTATCGAGCGTCTCCGCCGACGGTTCGACGCCGCAACCGACGCTCTCGATCAGTGCGACCGGGACCATCGGTTCTCGCCGGGCCGGCGACCGGCGCTATGGGTCTACAAAGTCATCTGCGTCGATGAGGACACCACGTCATGGACCGCCGACGATCTGGGCAATCTCAGACTGGCATTGAACGCGCTGGTGCGGGTGTTCAGGCTGGATCGCCAATAAAGGGCACTCAATTGCTGGTCGACGGTCATCCACCGGACGACACGCTCTCGATTCACAAGATCTTCTTCTGTCACGCAGCGCCAATGTTCCTGCAGCGCCTGACCGGCATAACCAATCTCCCAGGTGGCGTTCCGCTGCGACTCGCTCCAGACTCTAGCAATGATTGATTCAGGTGAAATTGATGACCGTGCGGAGGTGATGGGCGTCCATGTCGCGAACGTGGAGCGCGATTATTTATTTGGTTGGTTGTTGAAAGCCTTCTACGAGAACGACTTCCTTGCGTCGCGCCTCATTTTCAAAGGCGGCAACGCCATGCGCAAAGCGTTCTATCCAAACACGCGGTTTTCCACCGACCTCGACTTTTCATTGGAGTCCGCCCTCGATCTGGACCGTGCGCAAGTCGAAATCAACCGTGCATGCGAGGCTGCGCAGGCAATGTGCGGCGTCCAATTTGATACAGCCAAGACCACGCTGAAGGCAGATGCGTTTCTTGATGAGAATCGCCGCAGCTACAAAGGCAGCATCTATTTTAAGGATTTCTACGGCAACTCTGCGAGCGTCATAATCGCCGTCCGGGTCGATCTTACCGAGTTTGATCGCATCTACCTTCCTACGGTGATGCGGCCTCTCATACATGCGTACAGCGACGCCCCGGATTGCCGGGCGGAGCTACGTTGCATGGCTTTGGAAGAGCTACTTGCCAACAAGCTCAAATGCCTGATCCAGCGCAGGCACTCCTTCGATCTGTACGATCTGGTTTATGCAGCCTTATTCGAGCGCTCGATCGAAGTGGACCGCCGCGCTGTCATAAGTACCTTCCTCAAGAAGACGATCTTTCAGGCGAGCCCGTCATCAGCAAAAGATATCCTGCTTGGGATACCCATGCCGTTCTTCAAAGCGGCTTGGGCCAAGTATGTGGCGCCGCTCGCTGCCCGGTTCGAATTCGATCGGGCCGAAGAAGGTTTTCGAACCGCTGTCGAATCGATCTTCGAAGGCGTCTTCCCGGGCGGCTGGTCGTCAACGCCGTTCTATCCAGCAGAGCTGCGCAATTTAATCATGGAAGCTGGTTCCAACCGCCGCTTGCTGTCGTTGACCTACGATGGGCGGAAGCGGCAAGTTGAGCCCTATGCTCTCATGTATAAGCGCCGCAACGATGGCCATGCTGAGGAGTACTTTTCCGTCTGGGATCGCACTGGAGGACAAACAAGCGGGCCGGGGCAGAAAACCCTGCTACACGGGAAGGTTCGCGACATGCGTATCTTGGACGAGCAGTTCGAGCCCAGGTTTCCGATTGAACTAGCGAAGGCCGGACAGCCGGCGGAGAAGGTGCACTTCGGGGACGAACTTGTGCGCGCCCGCGCGCGCGCTCAGCGGCGGGGCCCAACGAGCGCGCCGCCACGGCCGCGCAAAGCGCCTGTTTGGGGTGGGATGAGCTACACCGTGCAGTGCCCGTATTGTCTGAAGAAATTCAAGCGCAGCACACTCATCACCGCGCTGAATCGTCATAAGGACTCGAACGGATATCCGTGCGGGGGAAGGCACGGTTATTTCGTGTAAGGGCTGGATGAGCTGAAAGCGTAGGTGAGACAACGCTCTGTATTCGAGGGCCGCTTCGGGTGAATGGCGACCGTTTGCAGTGCCACACTGATGCGGTCAGCGCCCCGAAGAGGTGGCAGGCTTTCTTTGAGGGAACCGTGCTGCGATTGGCGGCCCCCGGTGGCACCTGATGCTCTCGCGAGTCGCAGTTCGCGCAAACCATCTTGGTAGGCGAAAGCAACCCAAAATACTCTAAGGTACGGCCTCAAAAGAAAGACAATAAAAATCGGGGCCGGCGAATTTTCTTGTTGACCGTGGTCAACAACGCTTCTACAAGTTCCGATATTCCAATCTCGGAACTGTGCTCGGAGCCAAGGCTTCGGGTTTTTGCGTTTCAAGGGCTCGTCGGTTGCGCATCGTCCTCACCGAGCCAGACAATGTGCGCGTCCAGTTTGAAGCCGCTTGCTTCCGCATGGGCGAGGGCTCGGCCAGGCAGGCCTTCTCGCTGGCCCTGAACAAGGAAGGCCGCAAAGCCTTCACCGCGCACCGCCGGGCGCTCGCCGAGCAGTCGTCGATCCCGCGTGGCGCCGTGACCGCCACGATGAAGTTCAAACCCTCGACGAGGTCGACACTCGAGACGCGGATTGTCGGCACCGGCCGGCACCTGCCCCTCTCGGTTTTTGGGGCGAAGCAGTTCTCCTACGGCGTCCGCGCCAAGGTCTGGGGACGGGCGCAAACCTTTCGGTCCGCCTTCGTCGTCGGTCGCTTCGGCGGCAATGTGTTCAAGCGAACGAGCAAGGCGCGCTTTCCGATCGAGCAGCTCTGGGGTCCGGCGGTGCCGGTCGAGATGCTGCGTGACGACGCGCTTGCCGCATGGGAAGCACAGCACGGAAAGGTGCTGCAGGAGGCACAACGTCTGATGGCGTTGCCGCTTTCGATCGGATTACGAAAGTGAGGGGTGGGGCGGGCTAGGAGCCCCATTTTTCACGTTTGGGCTGCGCTGGCGCCGCCGCCCGGTTTTCGGGTGTTTTTCTCGGTTTCATTTTTCCATTTTGTTTTGGAAATAATCGGCGCATTTCCTCAGTTTCGGCACTGCCAGACGCGATCTGGAAGGCGGCTCAGAAAAGGAAAAGCCGACCTCCGTGGGTCGGCTTCCATGGTCGGTACGATTGGCAAGAACAATGCCTGCAAACGCAAGCGGAAAACTTCGGGCCTTCGCCCCAAAAAACTCGTCGAAATAAACGCCTGCACAAAAACGGCAAGGCACCAGCTATCTAACCGCCAAACGGCGGGCGGAGTCAAACCCCGCTCGTGCGCGGCGGGAGCTTCCGTGCCGCAACGTTTCCCCTTCCCTAATCCGGTCGTGAGGTTTCGATGCTCGTCACCGATATCCCGGTCGAGCAGCTCGTGCCCTACGCGCGTAACCCGCGGAACAACGCCAAGGCCATCGACGCGGTGAAGGCCTCGATCGCCGAGTTCGGCTTCCGGCAGCCGATCGTAGTCGACGAGCACATGGTCGTCATCGTCGGGCACACCCGACTCGAAGCCGCGAAGGCTCTGGGCCTGACGATGGTGCCGGTCCATGTCGCCGAGGGTCTTACCCCGGCGCAGGCACGCGCCTACCGGCTGATGGATAATCGCTCGCACGAGAACGCCGAGTGGGACGACGACCTTCTCAAGCTCGAGTTCGGGGATCTGAAGCTCGACGGGTTTGATCTCGACCTGACCGGTTTCGACGCCGATCAGCTGTCCCAGCTGCTATCAGGGGATTCGCTCGAGGGTCTCACCAACCCCGACGACGCGCCCGAGGTTCCGGAAGAGAGCTGTTCGCGGCCGGGAGACCTCTGGGTCCTGGGCGATCATCGCGTCCTCTGCGGTGATGCCACTGTCCTGGCTGACGTCGAGCGCCTGATGAGCGGGGTGCTCGCCGACATGGCGTTCACCGATCCGCCCTACAATGTGGACTACGGCGGCAAGGGAGGCGAGACGGCGCCGGCGAAGGGGCGCCGGATCCTCAACGACGCACTGGGCGACGCCTTCGCCAAGTTCCTCGAGGCGGCGTGCACTAACCTCATCACGGTCACCAAGGGCGCCTGCTACGTCTGCATGAGTTCGTCCGAACTCCATACCCTGCAACGTGCCTGGCTCGATGCCGGTGGCAAGTGGTCGACCTTCGTCATCTGGGCGAAGAACACCTTCACCCTCGGTCGCTCCGACTATCAACGGCAGTACGAGCCGATCCTCTATGGTTGGAAGGCGGGTTCGGAGCACTTCTGGTGCGGCGCCCGGGACCAGGGCGACGTGTGGCACCACGACAAGCCGCGGGCCAACGATCTGCATCCAACGATGAAGCCGGTCGAACTCGTCGAGCGCGCAATCCGCAACTCGTCGAAGTCACGGGATATCGTGCTCGACCTCTTCGGAGGCTCGGGAACGACGCTGATCGCCTGCGAGCGCGCCGGCCGGGGCGCGCGCTTGATGGAACTTGAACCGAAGTACGTGGACGTGATCGTCATCCGCTGGCAGGAGTTCACCGGCAGGACGGCGACGCTGGAGGGCGAGGGGTCGACCTTCGCAGATGTGAAGGCGAGGCGCTTGGACGGTGCGCCGCCCGAGAAGCCCCTCGCCGAGGAATCCTCAGCTCCTCCGTCTCCGGGGTCGCTGCCGGGCGCTGAGGCACGCCCGGCAGAAGTCTCGTCGGAGCCTAGCCGAGGATCCGATACACCCGCCCCCGCCCCTCGACCTTCTCGGAGGTCACCTCAAGGCCGAGCTTCTTCTTGAGCGCCCCGGCGATGGCCCCCCGCACCGTGTGCTGCTGCCAGCCGAAGGCTGCGACGATTTCGTCGATGGTGGCGCCCTTCGAGGCCTTGAGCATCTCGATTAGCTGCGCCTGCTTGCTGTCGGCGCGCGTGGGCGTCGGCTTGTCCTTGGTCGCCTTGGCGCCCTTCGCCACGCGAGTCCGCTTCGGCTTCTCGATGGCCGTGGTCTCCGGATCGGATGCCTCCTGCTCGATACCGAGCGCGTGATAGGCGGCCGGCGTGGCGTAGAGGGTGAGGGGCCGCTCGTCGTCGAGACGCCAAACCGTCTCGTCGCGCTTGGCGCGAACCTCCTTGAGCAAGCCCTTGCCGATCAGGCTGGATAGCACCTTGTTCAGGGCGCCTCCGTTCAGCTTCGTGGTGACCGGGTAGACGGCGCCGTCGGCGCGCTCGCAGGCCTTGCCGAGGATGATGAGCTGGGAATCGGTAAGCTTGGTCATCGTAGGCTCCTTCGGGGTTTCCAAGAGGGCTCGCGACCATCGCGAGCCTTCTACGACCTCGAGCCCCGCGCTCTGGCGGGGCAGGAGCAGGTAAGCGTCGTTGCGTCGCCTCAGTCGGCGAATTCGCCCTCGTGGAAGGCAGCGTCGGTGATGCGCTTGAGGAGTTCGGCGTAGTGGCTGAGCGTGCCGACGTCGCCCCAGGTGATCCGGTCGGGATCGGCGTGGAAGTGGTCGGCACTGAGCCTCTGAAGGCGGCCAAGCATCGTGTCGATCTCGCCCTTCTTCGCGATGAAGGCGGCGGCCGCCGTGCTGTTGTCCCTGGTCATTGCCATGTCCCGTCTCCGATCTGGTGATCGCATACAGGCGTGATCCGCGGCCGAAGCCAAGTCGATAACTGGATCATTTTGTTGCTTTTTCTGGCTGGCAAGTGGCGGAGGCGCGCGTGGCCGAGCAGTCTGGTCTGATCCCGATCGGTCAGGCGGCTCGGCTCCTGATGATCTCGGAAGAACGAATCCGGCAGCTGCAGAAACAGGGATATGTCCCGAAGGCCGACAAGCGCGGCGTGGTGCAGCTTGTAGGTGCGGTTCAAGGCTACCTCCGCTACCTCAAGGACGACGAGCGACGCTCGGCCAAGTCGGCCGCCGACAGCCGGGTTCGCGATGCCCGCGCGCTGGAGATCGAGCTTCGGATTGCCGAACGATCGCGCGACCTGATCCCGCTCGAGATGCGCTCGCCGACATGGCCGAGTTCGCGGCAGCCGTCCGATCCGAGCTGGCAGGGCTGCCGGCGCGGCTCACTCGGATCATGGACGAGCGCCACAGAATCGAGACGGAAGTCGATGGTGTCCTCGCGCGCCTTTCCGAGCGAGCCGCTGAAAAGGCGGCAGCTCTGGGACCTGGCCGCGGCAATCCTGAGGCCCAGTCCAAAACTGCCGCCGGATGAGTGGGCGCGGGCGAACCGGGTGTATCCGGAGACATCGGGCTTGCCGGGGCCGCGTGATCCGAGCCTGACGCCTTACGTCATTCCGGTCGTCCGCGCCGTCCATGCCGGGCTCCACAAACGGGTGGTGCTGGTTTGCGGGGCCCAGATGGGGAAATCGCTGGCCCTCGACACACCCCTACCGACGCCACATGGGTGGGCGACGATGGCCGACGTGCGGGTCGGCGACACGCTGTTCGATGAGCATGGCGCACCGTGCCGTGTTGTGATCGTCAGCCCGGTTCAGACCGACCGGCCCTGCTATCGCGTCACGTTCGACGATGGTGAGAGGATTGTCGCGGACGCTGATCACCTATGGACGGTGACGATCGATCGATGGGCGCGCGACGGTGGCCGTACTCAGGAGACCTTGACCACCGAACAGATGCTGGGCCAGGGCCTGTTGCTGGCCAACGGCAGCGCGCGCTTCGCCATCCCGGTGACGGGCGCGCTTGACCTGCCCGACGCCGAGTTGCCGGTCCGGCCGTATGTGCTCGGGGCGTGGCTCGGTGACGGCAACAGCCGGTCGGCACGCATGACCATCGGCCGCGATGACTTCGAGGCCATGCTGGCGGAACTGCATGCCGAAGGCTTGCAGACCAAAGCGCGCTGGTACGGCACGAAGACGGCCGGTGCGTGGGACGTGCACCTCTCGGTGCCGGCAGCCGGCCACCGCGACCCCGAGAACCTGTCGTGCCGTCTCCGCGCGCTTGGCCAGATCGAAAACAAGCACATTCCGGCCCCGTATCTTCGGGGATCGGCGGCGCAGAGAATGGCGCTGCTGCAGGGGCTCATGGACACCGATGGTGGCGCCAGCGGAGGCCGGGCCGAGTTCTGCTCCAAGCATGAGCCTTTGGCTTTGCAGGTGTTCGACCTGGCCGTGAGCCTCGGGTTCAAGCCGCGAGTTCGCGAGCGGTTCTCTCGGAGGTACCGGACGCCCTTCTACTGTGTCGCCTTTCTCGCCTACCGCGAGCGGTCGCCGTTTAGACTGCGTCGGAAGACGGACGCCCTGGGATCGGTGCATCATTCGCGCAGTCGCCCGCATCTAGCGGAGCTGCGATACATCCGGGAGATTGCCGCGGTACCATCGGTGCCGGTGCGCTGCATCGGCGTCGACAGTCCCTCGCATCTGTTCCTCGCCGGCTACCGGATGGTGCCGACGCATAACACCGACGGCCTGCTCGATGTCCTCGGCGCACGTCTCGACCAGCGGCCGGCGCCGATCCTCTATGTCGGCCCGATCCGCGACTTCCTGACCGATCAGTTCGAACCGCGATTGATGAGCCTCCTGGATGAGGCCGAGACGCTTGCCGCCAAGGTCGTCCGCGGGCGGCGGATGAAGAAGACGCTGAAGATCGTCGCCGGCGTCCCGGTGCGGCTCGCGCACGCGGGGTCGTCGGCGGCGCTCAAGTCGAGCCCGGCGGCGCTGGCTCTGGTCGACGAGTACGACGAGATGCTCGCCAACGTGAAGGGCCAGGGCGATCCGCTTGGTCTGGTCGAGGCGCGCGGCGAGACCTATGCCGATTTCGTGACGGCGATTACCTCGACGCCGTCCCGCGGATTGATCGAGACGGAGCTGGATGTCCGGAGCGGTCTCCACTTCTGGAAGGTCGGCGATCCGGAGGCGGTCGAGAGCGCGATCTGGCGGCTGTGGCAGTCGGGGACACGGCATCACTTCTGCTGGCCCTGCCTCCATTGCGATCGCTACTTCGCGCCGCGCTTCGAGCAGATGCGCTGGCCGGAGAACGCCACCCCGGCGGAAGCCGCGAAATCCGCGCAGCTCGCCTGTCCGCATTGCGGCGGGCTGCACGACGACGACGACAAGACGGACATGAACGGCCGCGGCCTATACGTGGCGCCCGGACAGTGGGTCGAGGACGGCCGCGTGCTCGGGCAACCGGCCGAGAATGCCGTGCTCAGCTTCTGGGCCAGCGGACTGGCCAGTCCCTTCGTCACCTGGGGCACCCGGGTCGAACGTTACGTGCGGGCGCTCGCGTCGGGTGATCCGGATCAGCTGCAGACCGCGCTCAATGCCGGCTTCGGCGAATGCTACACGCCGGCCTCGGGCCGCGACGCCCTCGATTACCAGGAGATCTTCCAGAGGCGGCAGCCCTACCGGTTGAAGGAACTGCCGGACGGTGTGCTCCGGCTCGGAATGGCGGTCGACGTCCAGAAGCTCTCGCTCTTCTACACGATCCGCGGCTTCGGCTCCCGGGGCACATCCTGGCTGATCGATCGCGGGCAGCTGTTCGGCCCGACCGACGACGACGAGGTATGGAACGCCCTCGCCGATCTGATGCTGATGCCGATCGGAGGCATGCAGATCGAGCGGGTGTTCATCGACTCCGGTTTTCGGCCGAACAAGCCGGACGCCGGCGATGAGCACAAGGTCTACGAGTTCACTCGCCGCTATGCCTGGCTGGTATCACCGACCAAGGGACGGGCAACGATGTCCCCGCCCTACCGGGTGTCGAAGATCGAGGTGACGCCGAAGGGCAAGCAGGCTTCTTATTCGATCAACTTGGTCTGGCTCTCGACGGATTTCTTCAAGTCGCTGCTGATCTCGCGGATCCGGACACCGATGGATCAGCCGGGCAGCTTCATCGTTCCGGACGACATCGACGAGGACTACTGCAAGCAGCTGGTCTCGGAGGTCCGGGTGGTCGACACCGCGACCGGCAAGCCGCAATGGGTCCAGCGTTCGCGCCAGAACCACTTCCTCGACTGCGAGGCGCTGGCCATGGCGATTGGTTACTCGCTCAACGTCCAGCGCATTCCGGAAGGTGTGCTGCGGACGGGCGTTGGGCCAATCGAGCATGCCGTTGCGGAAGTAGACGAAGCGCAGATCGCGGACCACGCGCCGCATCGTTCGGCGGCGGTGTCAAACCTTCGCCACCGCTTTGCCGGTCTGTCGTCGCGATTGAACAGGTGACATCGTGGGCGTGGTTGCCACCATCCGGGACTGGCTCGCGCCGGCCCCGAGGCGGAGCAGTGCGACGCCGGCGATCCGTGCCGAGTTCATGCGCGGCAACCGGGGTGTCGTCTTTGGCGGCTGGCGGCCGGCACTGCGGGACGCTTCCGACGATGTCGGCGCCTCGTGGGACCTGGCCGCGGCGCGCACGACCGACCTGATCCAGAACTCGGGCTGGATCGCCGGCGCGCTTGATCAAGCGATCGCCAATACGGTCGGCACGGGGCTACGGCTGAAGGCCATGCCGGAGAACGACGTCTTCGGCATGTCGAACGACGAGGCCGAACGCTGGGCGCAACTGGTCGAGCAGCGATGGGGTCTCTGGGCAGATCGTGCCTACGAATGCGACATCGAGGGGCGCCGTAGCTTTGGCCTGATGCAGGCGGCCGCGTTCCGGTCGTGGTTCGCCACCGGCGAGATATGGGCGGAGTTGCCCTGGCGTGAGCGACCTGGCGGCCGCTACGGCACCAAGGTGCGGCTCCTCCCGCCACACCGGGTCCCTCGCCGCGACGACAGCCTCCGCCGGATCGTCCAGGGCGTGCGGATGGACACGGACGGCATGCCGGTCGGCTATTTCGCCAGCCGGAAAGATCCGGGGCTGGGCACGGTTGAAGTGGAGGTCGCCGCTCGGGACACCCTTGGGCGGACGCGCGTTATCCACGTCTTCGACGGCATGCCCGGGCAGCTTCGCGGGATCAGCCCGCTGACTCCGGCGCTGCAGGTCGCCCGACAGTTCGACCAGCTGTCGGACGCCACGCTCACCGCCGCGATCCTGCAGACGGTGTTCGCCGCCTCGATCACCTCGGAGGAGCCGACCGAGGAGGTGTTGAACGGGCTGCTCACACCCCAGGAGCAGGCGCGTCTCGCGGCCACCGGGGTGTCGCCGTGGGACGCCTACATCCAGGCGCAGTCCGGCTGGTATGACACGGCCACAATCAACCTCGGCGTCAATGGCCGGATTGCCCACCTCTTTCCGGGGCAAAAGCTGGAACTTCACCGGGCGCAGCACCCGCACTCGGACTACCGCGACTTCGCCGCCCATCTCCTTCGCGAGTTGGCGCGGTGCATGGGTCTCACCTACGAGAGCGCGACCGCCGACTACACCAACGCGACGTACTCCAGCGTGCGAATGGCGACCGGCGAGATCTTCCAGATCACGCTCTACCGCCGCGCCCATATCGTCGCCCCCTTCTGCAACGCGGTCTACGAGGCCTGGCTCGAGGAGGAGATCGCCCGCAGCGGGATTCCGTTCCCGGGCGGGCTGGGTGGCTTCCTTGCCAATCGCGCGGCGGCGTGCCGGGCGATCTGGCGCGGAGCACCGAAACCGCAGGCCGATGACCTGAAGACCGCCAAGGCGCACGAGATCTGGTGTCGCCTCGGTGTCATGACCGACGCCTCGATTGCCGAGGACCTCGGCTATGACATCGAGGATGTCTATGCCCAACGCGCCCGCGAGAAAGCGATGCGCGAGACCTACGGCCTGCCGGAAGCCCAGCACCAGGGCATCACGACGGCCTCCGGCGAGGAGCCGGCCGACAACACCGACGAAGCCGGCCCGGACACGTCCTCATGACGGTTGCTACCGATTATGCAGATCCTTGCGCGGTGCTGCCAAGGATCCGCGAGGCCTATTACGCATTGCTCGAGGGTCGGCGCGCGGAACTGGTCGAGTTCGATGCCGGCAACGGCGTCCGTCGCCGAGTCCAGTACGGCCAGGGTGACATTCCGGCGCTCCGCGCTGAGCTGAGCCGGCTCGAGGGATTATGCGCCAGCCGGTCCGGCGCGCGGCGCCGCTTCGGACTCCGCGCGGGAGGGTTCTGATGGCGGCACAGCTCCATCATCTCGCGGATCGGCTGCTCAATACCCCGCTGCTCATTCATCCTGCGAAGGCAGAAGTCCTTCTTGCAGTGCTCTCCGGCAGGATCGGCGTGGATGGCGACCTCTGCATCGGGCCCGATATCGATGCAACCCGTTTCGTCGGCTCGGCGCGAAGGGAGAGCGGCCGGTCTGCGCTGACGCGAGCCACCAACGGCGTGGCGATCGTGCCGGTCCTCGACACGCTGGTGAACCGGGGCGCCTGGCTCGACAGCCGTTCGGGTCTGACGAGCTACGAGGGCATCGGCGCCCAGATACGCGACGCGGCGGGAGACCCGGAGGTCCACGCGATCCTCCTCGACGTCTCCTCGCCCGGCGGCGAGGCGGCTGGCATGTCCGGCGTTGCCGACCTGATCCGAGCTGTCCGGCAGACGAAGCCGGTGGTGGCGTTCGTCAACGACATGGCGGCGTCCGCTGCCTACGGCATCGCCAGCGCAGCGGAGGAGATCGTGGTTTCGCCAACCTCGATCCTCGGATCGATTGGCGTCTTGATGATCCATGCCGACCGGAGCGGCGAGTTGGCGGCGCAGGGTATCAAGCCCACGCTCATTTTCGCAGGCAGCCACAAGGTGGACGGCAATCCCTTCGAGCCGCTGTCGGACGGGGTCCGGGCGGACCTCCAAGCGAGCGTGGATGCCCACTACGACCAGTTCGTCGGCCTTGTCGCCGCGGGGCGCGGCGATCGGCTCACCATGGACGCCGCCCGGGCGACTGAGGCCCGGACCTTCATCGGAGGCGACACGGTCGCCCGCGGTCTCGCCGATCGCATTGCGAGCTTCGATGAGGTCCTCGACCGACTCTCGCGACGCCAGCCCGCCGGCCGCGCAAATCGCACAGGAGGAAACCACATGAGCACTGAGACTGGGTCCGCGGCTGATGGCACGGGCATCTCGGCCGCCGACCGGGATGCCGCGGCGACCGCCGCCCGGACCGAGGAACGCGCGCGGATCCGTGCCATCGTCACCTCCGCGACCGCCGAAGGGCGGATGACGCAGGCATTGGTGCTCGCCACCGAGACCAGTCTCACCGTCGCGGAAGCCGAGAAGCTGCTCGCCGCTTCGCCGAAGGAAGCCGGCATCGAAGCGCTCGCCACCCGCGCCGCCAGCGGGGCGGAAATCGGCAGTTCTCGCGATCCCGCCACGACGGACGCTGCCGCCGAGCGGGCGGTCGCCGGCTGGAAGAAGGCGATCGCCACCGCCAACCAGCGCTTCCAGACCGCCTGACGCCCGCGGCCCAACCGGAGAATCCGAAATGACCGTCCTGCTTGAGGCCCGGCACCCGGGCGAATTCCTGATGACCGAGGCGAACGGTCAGCGATCGCGCGCTACGATCACCATCGCGAGCGGCGCCGGAATCATCGCGCCCGGCACCGTGCTCGGGAAAGTCACGGCGTCTGGCAAGTATGTCGCCAGCGCGGTCGGCGCATCCGACGGCAGCCAGAACCCGATCGCCATCACCATCTATGGCGCCGACGCCACCAGCGCCGACGTCGACGTTGCCGCCATCGTTCGCGATGCCGAGGTCAACGGCCACTGCCTCGTCTACCACGCAGACCGCGACCAGCCGGCCGAGAAGGCCGCCGCCAACGTCGCTCTTGCCGCCCTCGGCATCATCGTCCGCTGACCAGTTCGCTACACGGCGCATCCCGCACTTTATCACCGCTGACGACGCATCCCCGCGAAAGGACGCTCCATGACCATCCTCAACATCTTCGCGCAGGATGCCTTCAGCGTCATGCGCCTTACCGATGCGCTCCGCGAGATCAAGTACACGCCGTCCCGTATCGGGCAGATGGGTCTGTTCCAGACCACCAGCATCGATACCCTCGACATCGCGATCGAGAAGGACAAGGAACAGAACCGCATGCTGGTCTCGGCCAGCCCGCGCGGCGGGCCTGGCCAGACCTTCGACAAGTCCAAGCGGGCGATGCGGCTCCTAAAGATTCCGCACTTCCAGGTCGACGACGCGATCTATGCCGACGAGGTCCAGCAGGTGCGTGCCTTCGGCCAGGAGATCGCGGTCGAGCGGCTCCAGGCAAAGATCGCCGATCGCGCGGCGGAGGCCTCGCAGTTCTTTGCGCTCACCGAGGAATATCACCGCCTCAACATCCTCAAGACCGGCCAGCTCCTCGACGCCGACGGCTCGGTCCTCTTCGATTATTTCACCGAGTTCGGCGAGAGCCAGCAGGGGGAAGTCGACTTCGACCTCGACAACGCAAATCCGGGCGAGGGTGCGCTTCGGAAGAAGTGCGCGGCCGTCGTGCGTCAGATGGCCGGCATTCTCGACGGACTGCCCTACACTGGCATCATGTCCTTCTGCGGCGACGCCTTCTTTGACGATTTGATCGCTCACCGCGAGGTCCGCGAGACCTACAAGGGTTACGCCGAGGCGGCGAACCTTCGCGCCGCCTACATCAACACGGGGACGACCGGCATCTATGGCACCTTCGACTTCGGCGGCATCACCTGGGCCAACTATCGCGGCGGCCAGAACGTCGGCATCGACACCAACAAGTGCCATCTCTACCCGATCGGCGTCCCGGGGCTGTTCCGTACGGTCTACGGGCCTGCCGACTACATCGAGACCGTGAACACGCCCGGTCAGCGCCTCTACGCCAAGCAGTGGGAGATGCAGAACGGCAAGGGGGTGAACCTCGAGTTCCAGATGAACGCGCTGCACTATTGCACCCGGCCCCGCGTCCTCATCCCCGGCAAACGCACCTGAGCCGGCGGCCGCGATGCCTTCGCCATTTGATGTCCTCGACGCTGCGTCGTCGTCGGCGGTGGTTACCGCCTACGGTGAGCATGCGGTCCTTCGCCCGCGGCGGTCCGAGCAGTATGTCGAGCGTGCCGCCGATGCTGACCGGAACGGCGCGATCGTCTGGGGCATCTTCTCTGCGAGGCCGACAAGCTTCGATCTCCATGGCCAGGCGCGCGGCGCTGAACTTGACGGCCCGACCCGGGTGAACGCGGCACGGTCGGAGTTCTGGGTCGCGCGGGAGCAGGCCGAGGCGCTGCCCTTCAGGCCGGCAAAGGGTGATCTCCTCACTCTCTCCGGCCGACCCGGTTCGCCGACCTATGCCATCTCGGCGATCCAGCCGACGAATATGGGCGACATGGCCTTCCTGCTCGTTCGCGAGGATCAGCCGGAATGAGTCTGTCGCGGCTTGCCATGCGGATCGCGGCAGCCCGGGCTCTCAAGGGCGCGACCCTTGCCGAGGCCCGTGTGTTCGACAGCGCCATCGATCCGATCGACCAGACCATCGCCGAGACCCGGGCGCCGGTCCTGATCGTGACCACCGACGACCACGAGCTCGATACGGTCGGGCGCGACCTGTTGCACGGCGACACCCGCTGCGAACTGGTCATCGAGGCGGCGATTGCCTCCCGGGTCGAGGTGAGCGGGGACGTCAGCCTTTCCATCCCTCACACCGACGAGGGCATGGAGATCGTCCTCGACCTGATCGAGCATCAGGTGATGGCCGCGCTCACGCGGGAGCGGACGGCCTGGTCTCGGGCGTGGATGAAGCTGGTGCCGCGGATCCACAAGCGCTCATCGCGCCGTGGCGCTTCGGTGGAGCACGGCGTCCGCTTCGCTGCGCGCCAGATCGTCCTCACCTGCGACCTGATCGAGGCTCCGACGGATGGGACGCCCGTGCTGCGCGGATCGACCTGGGAGGACGTGCTCGCCGTGATGGCGGAGGACGAGGCATTGTCGCCGATCGCGGATCTGCTCCGTGCAACGATCGAGGGGCAGCCGCTCGCCGACTGGCGCCGCGCGGCGAACTCGCTTGGCATTCATCTCGTTGCCGCGGATGCGATCGGTCTTGGCCCCATTCTCGACCCGGCTGCGGATCCGGAAGCCCTCGCAGAGATCAGGATCACCGGCGGGCCGTCCGACGTGGTCCTTTCTGATGCGGGCATGTAAGGCGAGACAATGCGGGAGATCGTCGAACTCGCTGCCCGCATTGCCGAACTCGAGCGCCGCGTCTCGGGCATGATGCGCCATGGAACGGTGGACGAAGTCGACACGTCCAGGCACCGGGTCCGCTTGAAGTTCGGCACGGACGTCGAAGGCAAGCCGTTCATGTCGCCGTGGATCCCCTATGCACAGGTGGCCGGGGCGCTAAAGGTCCACATGCCGCCGTCCGTCGGGCAGCAGTTAACCCTGATGGCGCCTGCCGAGGACTGGCAGCAGGCCGTGGCGGTCCCGTTCACGTGGTCGAACCAGAACCCATCACCCTCCGAGAGCGGCGAGGAGAACGTCCTTACCTTCGGCGATGTCCGCATGACGGTGAAGGAGGGCCGCCTCGAAGTCAGTGCAGCCGGCGTCACCCTCGAACTCACCGGCGATGGGTTTACCATCGCCGGCGGCGAGGTCAGGCACGACGGCAGGAACATCGGCTCGACTCACACCCATGGGGGTGTGACATCGGGCAGTGGTATGACCGACATCCCTGTTGGCTGACGAATGGTTCATCGTGCGCATGGACACGTCTTTGCCAAAGCGGTCGTCGTTCTCAGAGTGGGAAGAAAGATGCGTAGCCTCGAGTCTCATTTCGCCAGTTCGTGGCGCGGGTGCTCCATGGCCACCTGCACCGAGGAGTCCCTGAGTCGCCGCGACAGGCCATAGCCTTTGACCAGGGCGTAGATGGCGGGGATGACGACGAGGGTCAGGAGTGTCGACGAGACCATGCCGCCGATCATCGGTACCGCAATGCGTTGCATGATCTCTGACCCGGCGCCCGTGCTCCACAAGATCGGAAGTAGGCCGCCCATGATCGCAACCACGGTCATCATCTTGGGACGCACCCGATCGACCGCCCCTGTCATGATCGCCTGGTGAAGGTCGGCCCGGGTGAATGGCATGCCTTCGTTGCGACGCTGGATCTTGAGCTCCTCCAGCGCGTGGTCGAGGTAGATCAGCATGATTACGCCGGTTTCAGCCGCCACGCCGGCGAGCGCAATGAATCCGACAGCGACAGCAACGGACATGTTGAAGCCTAGCCACCACATCAGCCAAAGGCCGCCCACCGTTGCAAACGGCAGTGACAGCATCACGATGAGCGTCTCGGTCATTCGCCGAAAGTTGAGGTAGAGCAGAAGGAAAATGAGCAGCAGCGTTAGCGGCACCACCACCTTGAGCCGCTCAGTCGCCCTTTCCAGGTATTCGAACTGGCCGCTCCACTCGACATAGGAACCCACCGGGAACTTGATCTCGCTAGCGACTGCCTGACGCGCCTCGGCGACGTATCCGCCGAGGTCCCGGCCGACGATATCGACGAAGATGTAGATTGCCAGCCGGCCGTTCTCGGTTCGGATTGATGTGGCGCCCCGGCTGAGTTTCACTTCCGCCACTTCACCGAGCGGTACAGCAGCGCCGCCTTCGATGGGAATAAGCACTTCACGTGCGATTGCGCTGGGATCGCTCCGAAGATCGCGGGGATAGCGGACGTTCACCGCGTATCGTTCTCGGCCCTCGACCGTCATCGTAACCGTCTCGCCGCCGAGCGCGGTCGCGATGACGGCCTGAACGTCGCTGATCATCAGCCCGTAACGGGCGAGTGCTTCTCGGTCGGGCTCGATATCGAGGTAATAACCACCTACGACCCGCTCGGCATAGGCGCTCGACGTTCCGGGCACGGCCTTGACGACGGCTTCAACCTCGCGCGCCAGAAGGTCCATCTCTGCGAGGTCCGTGCCGAAGATCTTTATGCCAACCGGGGTGCGAATCCCCGTCGCCAGCATGTCGATGCGCGCCCTGATGGGCATGGTCCACGCGTTCGAGACGCCGGGGAACTGAAGCGCGCTGTCCATCTCCGCCTTGAGGCTGTCGATTGTCACTCCCGGTCGCCATTCGTGTTTCGGCTTCAGATTGATGATCGTCTCCATCATCTCCGTCGGCGCGGGATCGGTTGCCGTCGCCGCCCTACCGGCCTTGCCGTAGACCGACGCAACCTCCGGGAACGACTTGATGATGCGGTTCTGCGTTTGAAGAAGTTCGGCCGCCTTGGTGATCGAGATGCCGGGCAGCGTCGTGGGCATGTACATCAGCGTCCCCTCGTTGAGGGTCGGCATGAATTCGCTGCCCAACTGCATCGCCGGCCACGCCGACGCGCCGAGGACGATTAAAGCCACGGCAATGGTGAGGACTTTCGCCCTCAGCACCCCGCGGATCACAGGACGGTAGATCCAGATCAGAAACCTGTTCACCGGATTGCGGCGCTCCGGCAGAATGCGGCCGCGCACGAAAATGATCATCAACGCCGGCACAAGGGTAACCGAGAGTATTGCGGCGGCGGCCATGGCAAACGTCTTGGTGAAGGCCAGCGGGCTGAAGAGACGGCCCTCCTGCGCCTCCAGCGTGAAGATCGGCAGAAACGAGACCGTGATGATGAGCAGGCTGAAGAACAGCGATGGTCCCACCTCGCGCGCCGCCGCGGTCAGCACCTCGAGCCTTGGTTCATCCGGTGGGGCGCGTTCCAGATGCTTGTGCGCGTTTTCGACCATGACGATCGCAGCGTCGATCATCGCGCCGATGGCGATGGCGATGCCGCCGAGGCTCATGATGTTGGACCCGAGCCCGAAGAGCTTCATGGCGCCGAAAGCCATAAGGATGCCCACCGGCAGCATCAGGATTGCGACCAGGGCGCTCCTAACGTGAAGGAGGAAGACGATGGTGACGAGGGCCACCACCATGCTCTCTTCGAAGAGGGTGATCTTGAGCGTCTCGACGGCAGCCTCGATCAGTTCGGAGCGGTCGTAGACGGGGACGATCTCGGTACCGTCCGGCAGGCCCGGCGCCATCTCCGCGAGACTGGCCTTCACATTCTCGATGACAGCCAGTGCATTCGAACCTGCGCGTTGCAGGACGATACCGCTCGCGACCTCGCCCTCACCGTTGAGTTCCGTCACACCGCGGCGCTCGTCCGGACCAAGCTCGACGCGAGCAACGTCCTTGATCAGGACTGGGGTTCCGCCGTCGGCCTTGAGCACAATCTGCTCGATGTCGGCGATGCTCCGCAGGTAGCCACGCCCTCGCACCATGAACTCGAACTCGGACAGTTCGATAGTGCGCCCGCCAGTATCCATGTTGCTGCCGCGGACGGCCTCACGAAGCGCACTGAGCGAAATGCCGAAGGAACGCAGCCGCTGCGGCTCAACCACGATGTTGTACTGCTTGACAAAGCCGCCAACGCTGGCGATCTCGGCCACCCCATCCGCTTTCGCTGCGCCGTAGCGGAGCGTCCAGTCCTGCAGCGAGCGCGCCTCGGCAAGACTCCGATCCTTCGCGAGAAGGGCGTACTGGTAGACCCAGCCCACACCGGTCGCGTCCGGCCCAAGGCTCGGGGTCACGCCACTTGGCAATTGACGCGCGGCGGCGTTGAGGAATTCGAGCACGCGCGAGCGCGCCCAGTAGGGGTCGGTGCCGTCCTCGAAGATCACGTAGACGAAGGAGACGCCAAAGAAAGAGAAGCCGCGAACCACCTTCGATCCAGGCACCGTGAGCATCGAGGTGGTGAGCGGATATGTCACCTGATCCTCGACGACTTGCGGAGCTTGGCCAGGATACTCGGTGTAGACGATCACCTGGACATCGGAGAGATCGGGAATGGCATCGAGAGGCAGCGTGCGGAGCGCGTAGGCCCCCGCAGCCACGGCGAAGAGTGTGCCGATCAGGACAAGGACCAGATTGTGAGACGACCACGCGATGAGGCGGCCGATCATTGCGGCACGTCCGATGCGACAAGGCCCGAGAGCGCTGCTTTCAGATTGCTTTCGGCGTCTAGGAGGAAAGTGCCTGAAGCGACGACCCGATCGCCCTCGACGAGCCCATCGAGGATCTGGACGTGATCTCGGCTGCGGACGCCAAGCTTCACATCCCTGGGTTCGAAGCGGCCTTCTCCTTTGTCGATCACCACGACCTGCCGGTCCCCACTGTCGATCACCGCGCTCGCCGGCACTGCCACCACGGCTTCGCCAGCACCGGTCGCGACCTCGGCATCGACGTACATGTCCGCGAGAAGGACGCCATCGGGGTTCGGCAGCTCGACCCTCACGCGTCCCGTGCGGGTAGCCGTGTTGATCTGCGGATAGATGAGGGAGACGGTTCCCGTGAAAGAGCGCGGCGCATATCCGCGGAGCCGGAGACTCACTGTCTGACCGATGGCGACCATAGGCAGGTCGCGTTCCGCGACGTCGACGATCGCCCACATGACCGAAGTGTCGGCCAGCCGGAACATCACTTCGCCGGGCATCATCCGCATGCCGGCGACGACATTTCGCTCCAGCACGACACCGTCTTGCGGCGCGTTGAACGTTACCGCGAGGGGGACCTTCCGCGTTGCCTCTAGATCATCGATCGCCGCAGCCGGCATCCCGAGGTTCTCCAGCCGCTGCCGACCGCCCTCTGTCGTGTTCCGCTTTTGGCCGCTTCCGAGATCCGTAAGATACTGCGCTCCGGCGGCCGCGATCTCCGGCATGTAAAGCCGGACCAGCGGCTGACCGGCAGTAACTCTCTCGCCTGTAGTGACGCTGGCGACTTCCTCGACGAAGGCTTCTGTGCGGGTGGCGACCACCGCAATGCGCCGCTCGTCAAACGCGAGCACGCCAGGAGCGCGGATAGGCAGCGTCAAGGTGCGACGAGTCGCCAACTCTGTCCTGACGCCGGTTCGCTGCACCTTTGCCGGTGACAAGGCAATCAGGGAGTCATCGCCTTCTCCGGCATAGACGGGAATGTAGTCCATTCCCATGGAGTCCTTCTTCGGCACCGGCGACGTGTCCGGAAGGCCCATTGGGTTGCGGTAGTAGAGGATGGTGCGCTCCGCATCATCCGATGAGGTCATGACCTCCTCTGTGTCCGCAAGCGGCGCCTCGTCGAAGCTGACGTCCTCGTTGGCCAGAACGGGAAGAAACGCTCGACCGTCGCCGGTGCGGCTTGGACCAGCCGTGTAGCGGGGCTCGCCGTCTGGGTGGCGGTAGTAGATCGGGGGGCCGGCGGGCTCCGCGGTCGCGAGTTCGCGTCCTACCGCCTTCGCGATGATCCCGGGCACCAACCGAGGCAGCGGTCGATCGGCGTCAACCACGCCAAGCCACACGACAAGCGCGGCTCCGGCCACTGCCGCCGCGCCAATGCCCCAGACGAGGTGCTTGGCGACCCGGTGAAGGGTGGACGATCGGCGTCGGGGCGAACCGATAGCAGCCCGCTCGTCGACGACACCCCCACCTTCAATGTGGCTGGTCATGGCGCAACCCTCAGGATCAGACGGTTCACCAGCGTGTCTGACTCGCCTTGAATCTTCGCCGCGAGCGACAGGCGCCAGCCGCCCGCCATGGTCAGGAGGGTTCGAAACCTGTAGATTCCAGGTTCGGTCGCCGGCAGCAGTTCGACGGGCGAGGTCATGGTCGCCATGCCGTCCGGCTCCATATCCAGCCGCTTCGCGAACAAAACCGCATCGGCGATACGTTCGCCCGTCGCCTTGTGTCGAAGTTCTACGGTGATGGTGGCGTCACCGACCTGGGGCGCCTCGGCGTCGATCAGACGGAATTCGTAGTCGGCGATGTCGGCGCGGGCGGGCGCTACTGGAGCAAACAGCCCAACCGCGATCAGCGCAACCACGGCGCGCCGGATTCGGGCGATAGTCATGTCGTTTCCCAATCTCTTTTCGACGCCTCAGGCGCCTTGCTGGTCAGCCGCGCAACGCGACAATCCGGCCGCGCCCCCGGCGAGGGGGCGCGCGCGGCAGCCGGGAACAGCCGGCTTACCTAGCTTTTGGGAGGTGGCGCTGGAGGCGCGTGGAAGAGGCCGGGGGCGGCTGGGTATTGGATGAAGGTCAGCGCGGCAATCACGGCAAACGGTGATGCGATCGCCTCAGTTGCAAGCGCCGCCAAGGGGCATTTGCCCACGCAGCCGATCCGAAACTTGCAGGAGCCCGACATATCGCGGCAGTCGGGATCGACGTCGTGACAGGGCATGCCATCCGCCATTGTCATGCCGTCGGCAGTCGGAACCGTCGGGTTCGCGTCGGCCGGAGCGGCGACACCGAAGGCGAGCCCGAGAAGGGCAATCACGGCAAGTAGCCTGGCCAGGCCCGCGAAGAACTGGTGCATTTCCAAGACCTCCCACATCCCCCAGGGTCTGAGAAGGGGCTCCGGAAGAATTGATGAGCGTTCGGGCCGACCTTGGACGCTGATCCGCGATCATTTCTGAAAGGAAGCTCTCATGCCCCGCTTCGCCATCACCGACAAGGCGGGTCGCTTCGTCGCGGCCCATCGCAACATTGGCGTCGGCATGGTGCTCGAGCTGACCGAAAAGCAGGCCGAGCATGAGCTGCGCCTCGGGTCGCTCGTTGCGCTCGACACGTCGCCTGGGCCATCCGTTCTCCAACCCGGCATCGAGCCCGCTGAACCATCGCCGGAAGCTAAGGAAGGACAGCTGGCGGCCGAGAGCAGCACCGAGGCGCCCCGCAAGGTCCGCCGCAGCAAGCAGTAGATGGCCTCTATGTCGGTCGACCTTCGTGATCCGTCGGTGGGGGTCAATGCGGCCACGGGGAGCATTGTTACCGGCTGGGAGCACGTGATCCAGTCGCTCCGCGACATCTTCGATACCCGCTTCGGGTCGCGGATCATGCGGGAGTGGTACGGCTCCTTCGTGCCGAACCTGCTCGGGCGGCTGATCACACCGAACGAGGTGACCCCGTACTTCGCTGCGATCACCTCGGCGATCGAGCAGTGGGAGCCGCGGTTCCGGGTGACCCGGATCGAGGTGGTGAAGGTGACGCGCGATGGGCAGCTGCACGTCTTCCTCGAGGGCGAGTATCGGCCACGGGCGATCCTCGGTGATTTCACGGTCGAGGGTGCGCGGCGGCTCGATGCTTACGCCAACCCGGACGGTCTGCTCATCGAGGAGAGGTTGATGTCATGAGCCGCTTCTCCGCGATCGATCTGTCTGCGCTCGCGCCGCCCGACATCATCGAGACCCTCGACTACGAGGCGATCGTCAGGGAAATGCGCGACGATCTCGTCGTCCGGTTCCCGCTGATCGCTGGCGTGGTCGACCTCGAGAGCGAGCCTGCTCGGAAACTGATCGAGGCCTTCGCTTATCGCGAGCTTCGGCTCCGCGCCCGGATCTACGATGGGGCGAGCGCCGTTCTGCTCGCCTCGTCCTACGGCACGAACCTCGACCATCTTGCGGCCCTGTTCGCCACCGCGCGGCAGGACGGTGAGAGCGACGATCGGTTGCGGCGAAGGATTCAGCTGGCGCCAGAGGCCTTCTCGGTCGCAGGGCCTGAGGGCGCGTACCAGTACCACGCGCTCACGGCCGCGCCGTGGGCGCGCGACGTGTCGACGATCATGACCCAGCCCGGCGTGGTGCGGGTGACCGTGCTGCGCTCCGGACCCGATCCGATCCCGAGTGAAGCGGAACGGGAGACGATCCGCCTCCACCTCCGTGACGAGGCGATCCGGCCACTGACCGACGTCGTTCAGGTCCTGCCGCCGACGGTTCGCACCGTGACGATCGAAGCACGACTCACCCTCTACCCGGGACCGGACGCAAGTGTTGTCCAGAGCCGCGCGACGGCAGCGCTCGGAGACTGGCTCGAGCGGAACCGGATGCTCGGGATGAACCTTCGGCGTTCGGCGATCTTTGCCCGGCTCCATCAGGAGGGTGTGCATTCGGTCGAACTGATTGCGCCGGCCGACGACCTCGTCCTAGACGAGACACAGGTCTATGCCGTCACCGCGATGACGATCGCCACCGCTTCGACGCGGGACGCGTGATCCGATGGCCCGGGACGTCCTCCTCCCGCCGAACCGGACAGCGTTCGAGACCGCTGCGGACCTGACCGGCGCCCGAATTGACGAACTGCCCGTTGATCTGCCGAAGCTGGTCCAACCTTACGAGATCCCGGCTTCCCACCTGCCGTGGCTCGCCTGGGCGCTGTCGGTGGATCTCTGGGATGCGAGCTGGCCGGAGGACAAGCGGAGGCTTCTCACGGCGCGCGCTCTGGCGATGCACGGGCGGAAAGGCACTGCCGCCTCGATCGCCGAGCACATTCGGATCATGGGCGCGGAGCCGCGACGGTTCATCGTGCCTCCGGCCAAGACTTTCATGGTGCCTTCGTTCACGCCGGAGGAACGGACGGCCTATCTGGCGCGGTTCGCACAGCTGCGGGTCTATCCCTACGTCGCACGGGGGACCAATCGATTCGCTCATTTCACCAGCAAGGCGTACGGTCGCGAGAAGGCCTACCTTGGCGCTTGCCTAGTAAAGGATGTCGGCGCCTGGTCGCGGTTCGTCAGGACGGCCAATCTGTGGGACCGCGGTGTCGAGACGACGCTGACCATCCGGACCGCCTCTGAAGAAGCTGCCGGTCGCGTCGAGGCCGTGGCCTACGATGAAGTCGTCCTCGCTCAGAAGCCCACGGCCGCCGTCCACCTCAACGCGCCGCCGAAAGCCAAGGCTTACCTTATCGACGACTTCGGCGTCCGCCAGCGCATCCTCCGGATCCCGCGCGACGCCGGCTACGCGTTCCGCCTTGGCCGCGAGACCTACACCACCGCCTGGCCCAACGCGGAGTTGATCGACATCAGGCCAGAGGCCGTCGCCGAGAGTCACGCCGGGCAGCCGACTGCCCTCTATGCCACCCGCCGCCAGTTCATCGCCGGCAAGTGCCTGCCACCGACCATCGCGTGGCGATACCTCTACGAGCGCTGGCACATCCACGATCCGGACCGAGTGCCGGAGGAGCGGAAGCGTGCGACGCATCTCGGGTTCACCCGCCTCGGCATGCCGGCCTATCACGCCGAGGTCCAGACGCGGATCACCGGCCATCGGGCGCCTCGCACCGCTGGTCTCTTCGTCAACGGCCACCTGATCACTGGCAACCGCAAACCCATCGCTGACGTCCGCGAGGCGATCCGCGTCGCGAAGGCGCTCCGCGACCGGATCCTGATCGACACCCGCACCTGGCGTTCGCCCCGCGCCGGCGACCGCCTACCTGTCGGCGGCTCCATGCTTGGCCAGTTCATCGAGGTCTGAATTCAATGGAAAGCACGGTTCTCTTTCGCGACCGGCAGGAGCTCCAGTCGGCGGACCTCAACAACGCGCAGGATTTCGCGCGCGCCTCGCTCGACCATGTGGTCAGGGACGCTGTGGAGGTGGGCAAGGGCTACGTCGGCTTCTTCGCCACCAAGACCGCCGCTACCGAGGTGACGCTGAGCGCCGGACGGCTCTACGCCGGTGGCGCGGTGTTTGCCCGGAACGACGATGTCGTGGTCGACCTTTTCAACGCCCTGCCGCTTGTCACCCGGAAACGGATTGCACTCGTCGCCTTCGGTCAGTCCGTCGATACCGACGTTCAGCCGCGCGACTTCCTAATCGACGCCCAGCTCGGCACTACCGAGCCGCAGTCGGTTGCCATGGAAAGCCATCGGCGCTGCGAAGTCTCGAGCGTCGCCGGTACCGAGAGCCCCGATCCGTCCTATCCGGCGACGGACGCGAACGTCACCGTCCTCGCCTACGTGCTCATCGATACCACCGGCATCGTTGCGATCGAACAGTGGGCGGCGACGCAGCTGCCTAACCTCCGCCTCGTCGCCAACCGGGTCACGGCGCTCGAGCAATGGCGCGGCCAGATCAGTGGCCAGGTCGACACGCTTCGCACCGACCTCTCGGCACTGGCCGACCGGATGCTGGCCTTTGCCCTCAAGAACGAAGTCGTCGACCTCACCCAGCAGCTCGAGGACCTCCGCAACAAGGTCTACGAGCCTGGCGCCTACATCTACTACGGCACCGACCACTTCCTGACCGACGAGGGCTCGAACCCGGCCCACGCCAGCTTCGACGCCGTGGTCGGCGAAGGCATCCGTTTCCCGGAGGCCGGATCGGCGACGTCGAGCCTAGCGCTCCTCAACCCCAACAACGTCTACGTCACGCTGACCAATGGCTTCGTCCTGCCAAAGTACGGACATGGCCTCCGCATGGACCTCACCGGGTATTCGGGCGAGACCCGGATGGCGCAGTACACCTACGAGGCCACCGAGATCCGGCAGCTGACCCGGTCCCGCGAGCGCCGGCGCTATGGCGCGACCCGCGAGGTCTGTACCAACGGGACCTGGTGGCGCCAGGGCGCCTACGACATGGCCCGGAACGTCTTCCGCCGGAATGGCGAGACGTGGGAGGTGATCAACGGCGTCCCGGACCGGATGCCCAATGGTCAGGTCATTCCCAACGGCAATGTCCATTGGGTCCGGGTCCGCCAGTTCTGGATCGACATCTACCAGGAACCCTATTGGGAACGGGTCACCGCCACCGCCTCGATCAACGGGCAGCAGATCGCCCAGACCTTCCTCAACTCCCAGGACGGCTGGCTCAGCCAGGTCGGCCTCTTCGTCTCGCGGAAGGCCGCGACCGGCGACATCACCGTCCTCGTCTGCGAGACCTCCTTCGGCATGCCCGACCTGAGCCGGGTGCTGTCGCGGACAACGGTCCCGGTGGCGGAGATTAAGGTCGGGTCGGTCTCCGGCGGCATCGGACTCCCGTCCCTGGTCGAGACCAAAATCGTCCTGCCGCCCACCTATCTGGTCGCCGGCCGGCGCTATGCGCTCGTCTGCGTCACCACCGGTGATCACTACGTTGCTATGACCAACACCGACAACGGTGTTGTCCAGGGGACCTTCTTCGTCTCCACCGACGGCGCCTTCTTCGCCGGCAATCTGACGGATGACCTCAAGCTTCGGCTCTACTTCGCCAAGTTTGAGCGCACCCGTCTCTCGGTTGAACTGACCGCGCTCCAGCTCGCCGGCGGCATTCTCGACATCGACATCCTCAACGAGGGGATCACCCCACCCGCCTGTCGCACCGACTTCGAGGTGCAGGTGAACGGCGCCTGGGTGCCGCTCGACGGCGCGCCCAATGGCCCCAACCTGGCCGGCCTCCCGGCGATCCTGCCGCTTCGGGTGACGCTGACCGGGACCACCGACCTGATGCCGGGCTTCGGTCTTACCGGCTCACAGGCGATCGTCAGCCGGCCGAAGACGTCCTTCACCTGGATCGGGGCAACGCGGACCCTCGGCTCGCCGAGCAACAGCATCAAGGTCATCGTGGACTTGCAGGCCTACGAGGAGGCCACGCACAACTGCACTGTCTCGCTGCTCACCGGGCCGGCGCTGGCCGGCACCGAGACCGCCGACGTCGTGGAGGACGTGACGCTCCCGGACGGCTCGCTCCGCCGCACCGCGATCTTCAACGTCTCCGCGGTCAGCAGCTATGCCGTGAAGATCGTCGGCGCCACAACCAGTGCCGCAGCGCTGTTCCATGTCGGCGAGCTGATCGAGTTTTCGCAGTCGTAGCAGGCGGAGTGACCGGGCGATTCTGCCAGCCTTCGAGCGTCCACGATCAGGCCCAACGCACTTAAGCGGAGAAAAGCACGATGGCCAAGAAGCCCTCGCACTATGAACTCACCGTCAATCGGCCGGTCGAGGTGGATGGCATCCGCTTCCGGCCGGGAGCGCGCTATCAGGTCAAGGCCGCGGTGTACGACGCGGTAAAGCGCGCGTCTCCCGATGCCGTCGCATCGGTCGGCCCGATCATCAGGGCGTGAACCGATGTTGAGGTTCGAGGATCTCCGGGTTCGGGATCAACAGGTCCTCGATCGCGACTTCTTCAACCGGCGCTTCCGGCTGATCGCGGAGAGCCTGGCGCAGATCGACACCGGCCTGACCTCCGTGACCGGCGCCACGGATCGCCTCGTCGTGCTCGGCCTCAATCGGGTGAACGAGGTGCTCGGCCCTGCTCTCGCCCAGGCGCAGGCCGCGGCGGAGAGCGGGTTTCTGGTGGCAACGTCGGCCACGCCGCTGTCGCTCTCGGTTGGCCTTGAGGGAACGCTTGCCGTCGACGATACACCGGCTCGACCCCTGTTCGCACCGACGCCCCACGTGATCCTGTCGCGTCAGGCGGATGACGCCCTCGATGACTGGGCGATGCTGCGCGTCCATGCCTATGACCGCGCCAACGGTGGCCTTGCCTTCACGGTCGTCGCCGTGCATGGCGGACTGACTGGTGCCGAGCATGCCGATTGGGTCGTCTCGGCCAGCGCGGGGCTTGCCCAGACGATCCTTGAAGTCGCGGGCGAGGTCGGAGCAACTCTGACCGCGGCGCAGGATGCGGCTGCGATAGCGGAAGGTGCGGCTGCGACGGCGTTGGAGATCATCGCCAACGGACCGGTGTCGTCGGTCAATGGCAAGACCGGACTGGTGGCTCTCGGCATGGCCGACATCCCGAACCTCGTCGCCGCGATCGGCGCCAAGGCCGACAGCAATCACGGCCATTCGATCGCTCAGGTGTCGAACCTGCAGTCGACGCTGACCGGGCTCCAAAGCCAGATCACGAACTTCGACGGCGGCGGCTACTGATCGTCCGATCGCGCTGAGGGTCCTATGCCGAACACCATCCGGTTGAAGCGCTCCGCCACCGCGGGGAAGGTCCCGCTCGCGTCCGATCTCCAGCTGGGTGAACTCGCCGTCAACACCAACGATGGCAAGCTCTATCTGAAGAAGGACAACGGGGCTGCCTCGATCGTCGAGATCGGACGCGTTACATCAGTTGCCGGCAAGAGCGGTGCCGTCGCCCTGACCGTGGCCGATGTTGCGGGGTCGGTTACCTCGGTGGCCGGTCGCACCGGCGCGGTCACACTGAATGTCGCTGACGTCGCGGGGTCGGTGACGTCCGTGGCGGGGAGGACCGGGGCGGTGGCGCTTGCCATCGCCGATGTCGCGGACCTCGCCGCGTCGCTCACGCCCGTCGGCGCCGTCATTCCCTATGCCGGCCTCAACGCGCCGGCCAGATGGCTGTTCTGCTTCGGACAGAATGTCAGCCGGACCACTTACGCAGCGCACTTTGCAGCGATCGGGACGACCTACGGCGCCGGTGACGGCGCCACCACCTTCACCCTGCCGGACCTCCGCGGACGCGTCGTCGCCGGCCAGGACGACATGGGCGGCACGTCCGCGAACCGTCTGACCGGGCAGAGCGGCGGGGTCAACGGCGACACCCTTGGCGCCGCCGGCGGCGCCGAAACGCACGCTCTAACCGAGGCCCAGCTGGGGCCCCACGACCACTTGGTCGACATGGGTGGCGCCCAGTACACCGGCTATGACGGCGCCCACACCCACGGTGTGACCCTTACCAAGAATGTCCTAACCCGGAGCGATCTCTCCGGCGGCGGCACCAAGGACGCTATGGACAAGGACGAGACCGGAAACACGCTCACCATGAGCGGCACCACGGACGGGGCTAGCCCGTCCACGCACCGGCATTCCTTCGACATCCCGGCCTTCAACTCGGGCATCGCAGGGTCGGGATCCGCTCACAACAACGTCCAGCCGACAGTCATCCTCAACTACATGATTTACGCCGGAGCTTGACCGAGATGTTGACGATCAGCCGCACGGACGTCCTGCGTCTTGGCGGTGAGAGCGCTTTCGCCAACGCTGTCGCCGCCTTTGCAGCGGCGATCGAGGCGCATCGCTTCACCGTGGACGTGCCGGCGCCGACGGCCGATCCGCTGATCGAACTCGTCGTTCGTCAGCACGGTGGCCAGTACGACATCGAGCCGGAACCGGGACCCGACCCCGACCCTGAACCGGAGCAGTCGCCGACAAACTGGCGCGTATCTACCTATCGCATCGTCCGTCGCCTCGAAGCGGCCGGGCTGATCGAGGCCGCGGACGCGGCGCTCGCTGCGGAGCCATTCCTGTTCCGGCGCTTCTACACGGCGGGCACGATCCCGCATGACGACCCTGACGCCATCGCCTTCCTCGAGGGCATTGGCGCCGATCCGATGGCGGTCCTTGCGCCGGAGTAGGCGGGCCCACCTGGGAGTAACCCTCGCCCCGCCATCGTGCGGGGCTTTTCATTTTGGAGAAACTCGATGACCGATCCGACCTTTGGCATCTCGATCACGCGGATCGACAACGAACCGCGGCCCGCCGTCTGGAGCGACATGGCGGTGGTCGGCATCATCGGCACGGCTCCGGACGCCGACATCGATGCTTTCCCGGTCGACGCGCCGGTGTTCATGTATTCCGACGACGCCGGGAAGCTGACAGCGCTCGGGGCGCAAGGGACGATTGCCGGTGCAATCAACCTGATCAACGCGCAGCTCGGCGAGTTCCAGGTCGCCGCCAAGGTGGTGGTGGTGCGAGTGGCCGACGGCGCCGACGCGGACGAGACGATCGTCAACATCGTCGGCGACGGCAGCACGACGGGTCTCGCCGCCTTCGTCGAGGCCGGGCCGTTGCTCGGCGTCATCCCGCGCCTCCTCTGCGCGCCGGGCTTCACCAGCCAGCGCGAAGGCACCGACGCCAACGCTGTCTGCGCCGCGCTGCCTGCCATCTGCGCCAAGCTTCTCGCCCACGCCGTCGTCGACGGCCCCGCCACCACCGAACAGGCGGCACTCGACTGGCGGGAGACGCTCAGCAGCGACCGACTGGTTCCGGTCGACCCTGCGGTCAAGATGCTTCTCGGCACGTCGGAGACCGTTGTGCCGATGTCACCGGCGGTGATCGGTATCGCCGTCCGGCGGGACCACGAGAAGCAGGGCCGGCCGTTCCACTCCTGGGCCAACCAGCCGGTCCGCGGGATCGTCGGGCCGTCGCGGCCGGTCAACTTCTCACTCACCGAGGGCGCCACCGAGGGCCAGCGGCTCCTCGCCAGCAACATCGGCGTGCTGCTCCGGGGTGAGATGGGTGTCGAGACCGCGATCGCCTCCGGCGGCTTCGTTTTCGTCGGCACCGATAATGCGGGGGAGGACGATCTCTGGCGCTTCTACAACGTCACCCGCGGCCGCGACTTCATCCACCTCATGTTCCTCCGCACGCTTCGCTACTACCTCGGCCGATTCAACATCACCGGCCAGACGGTCCAGGCCGTCGTCAACACGATGAGCTTTGCACTCCGCGATCTGAAAGCCGACGGCGACATCCTCGGCTACGAAGTGAAGTTCACCCGCGACCAGAACAGTCCCGAGCAGCTCCGGCAAGGCAAGTTCACCGTCAACTTCGCCGCCGAAGAGGCGCCGGTGCTTCGCTACCTCGGGATCCAGTCCGCCCGCTACCGGCCGGCGCTCGACGCGCTGCTCGACGATCTCCTCGCCCAGGTCGACGCGGTCACCGGCTGATCCCGCTCGCGATAGGAGACGTCGTACATGAGCACGATTTTCATCATGGAGGACCGCGAACCTTTTCTGCGGCGATCATGATCCTTCCGCCTCGAAGCACCTGACCCTGGTCGAACTCAAGCTGCCGCCACTTCAGGAGATGTACCAGGACCACCATCCGGGCGGCTCGCGGGTCCAGATCGAAGTAGCCGTCGGAATCCAGAAGCTCGAGCCGACCTTCAAGCTCAACGGCTGGGATCCCGATCTTCTAACCCAGTTCGGACTCGGTGCGTCCCGTTCGAAAGTCTTCACCGCCTATGGCGTGGTCCGCGACAAGCGGACCGGCATTGCCCATGAGGCCAAGGCAATCATCGAGGGGCGCCTCGGCAAGATCGAGGCCGATGCGTTCCAGCGCGGCGAGGTGATGGGCCACGAATACGCGATCAACGAGGTGATGCACTACGAGCTCTGGCTTGGGGACAAGGAGAAGCTCTTCTGGGACTTCTTCTCGACCGACTGGCGGCTCGACGGCGTCTCCCAGAACGACGACGAGCGCCGCATCCTGCGCATCCCTACCGGTCCCTAGCTGGAGAATACCATGAGCAAGCCGAAGACCGTCCGCCTCACCCAACCGATAAGCTGGGATGGCAAGTCTGTTTCGGAGGTCCAGGTCCGTCGCCCGAAGGTGAAGGACCTCCGCGCGATGGAGCGCGACCATGGGACCGCCGGGTCGCAGATCGATCAGGGTGTCGCCATGGCCGCGCTCCTGACCGAATTGCCGGTCATGGTTATCGACGAGATGGACGCCGTCGACTTCGCCGCGGTCTCGGAGGTGATCGCCGGTTTTTTGCCCGCGGGCCCGGGGCCCGGAACTGGCGGGGCATCGTAGCCGACACCGCCCACATCCTGTCGACTCCGCTTCCCGCCTTCGACGAGATGGACTGGATGGAGGTCGTGCTGTGGCACCAGGAGGCGGCGCGTCTGGCGCGCGGTAAGCCAACATAGACCCGGCGCCAAGGACTTCAGCGCAGAAGCTGGCTTATGGGAGCGACTCGAGCATTTCAGGTCAGCTAGTACCGCTTCAAAATCTCTTGCATCTGACCGATCTCTTCCTGTTGGCTCTTGATGATCCGGTCGCATAGCGCCGTGATTTCCGGATCGGTGATCGTCGCCTCTCGGCACATCAGGATCGCGCCTGAATGGTGCGGGATCATAGAGCGCAGGAATTCCACGTTGCCGATAGCGGCCTGGCTCCGCATGGCCCAGAAAGCGCCAGCGAAGATCACAACGGCGGCGATGCCGATTATCCAGTTCAGACGCGGCGAGGTGAACATCGAACGCATCGCTACCAGCATGATGAGGGCCATTGGCGCCACCATCATGAGCGTCATGTAGACGTTGTTGAGATTGAGATAGAGATGATCGAGCGTCGCGATCATCGCGAACATCACGAAATACATGACGATAAAATCGAGCACGAGTTCCATACCGAACGCCACATAGTGGCGGTCGCCCTGGGCTTGCTCGGAATGATGCTTGACGTGATCCACCACAATTTTCCTCCGGTCGTCGTGATGCCGGCCCTGCGTCGGGCCGGCATCGTTGTTGCCAGGGCCTAGCGGCCGTGCGCCTTGATCCAGTCGTTGAGCTCGGCAATTTCCTTTTCCTGTGCGTCAACGATCATTTGCGCCATCGCGCGCAGCTTTGGATCAGTGCCGTGCTCCAACTCGACCTTGGCCATGTCGATAGCGCCTTGGTGGTGAGGGATCATCATCATGGCAAAGTCCATATCCGGATTGCCGGACATCGGCATGTCGTTCATGGCCTGCATCATCTTGTCGTTGGCATCCATGAAAGCTTGCGAGGCTTCGTTGTTCTGAGCGATGGCCAGAACGGGGAGCGCGGCGGCAAGCGTGACAGCGATCAAAGGCAAAGGCATTTTCATGGGTGACTCCAGGGTGAGATAGTTGCGTCGCAGGGCGCGAAGCGCCCGGACGGAAAACAGTGTCGAAGCTGAGGCCCTTACGCACGAGGGCCAATCGGATCTCAGGCTGGTCGCGGCGGCCGGCGGGGCGCCGAGGGTCCCAGCCCGGTTAGCGTGCGCGCGTTGGAGCCGGTCTGCAGAACTGCAGCGAATGGCGGCAAATCCGCGGGGGATGGCTCCGCGAGAAGCGCAGCTATGCAGACAAGGCCGCAACAGCCCATTTCGATATGCCGCGCTTCATCCGTCCCGCCATCGTGACGATGGGCTGCAGCAAGCGTAACCGTCAGCGCTTGGCAAGCCCATCCCCCACCGGCAGCCAAAGCGGGTGCGGGCTTGCGGGCCGTGCCGGCCAAACCGACCATCACCAGGATGGCGGCCGCGACTGAATGTGCAACGCGGACCATTTTCAGTTGTCGCCATGCATTCGGTGTTGAACGCCGGGGCTGGGTTGCGGTTCCCCCATCCTGGGTCCTCAAGCATTACCGGGGCTGACTGACAGCCATCGCAGTCCCGCCGCTCTGAGCTTTTTCGCCTGGGCTGCCGATCAGCATCATTCAAACGCGGAAGCAGGGCGAGCGTGATGGCTAATCTCACCTCACAGCTGATCGTCCAGCTCCTCGACAAGGTGTCGGGCCCGGCGCGCGGCGTTGCCAATAGCCTCAGGGGGGTCTCCGGGGCGGTCCGCGCGGCCAACAATGCGCCGGTGTCCTTCAGCGACCGGCTCGATGCCGCGATCGCCCGCAACAACCATGCGATCGCAAATGCTCGCGCCGGCGTCATGGACGCGATCGGCGCCTTCTATGTGCTCAAGACCGCCATCAGCGCGCCAATCCAGGCAGCCAACGCCCTCGAGACCGCGCTCGCCGAGTTGGGCGCCAAGGCGAACCTGTCGGAGCAACAGCTCCGCGCGGTCGGCGAGGCCGCCAGGACGGTCGGCCGGGAAGTCAACCAGTTCACCGCCGACATCATTCGGGCCGAGGACTTCATCGTCGGCATGGGCCTCGACCTCGACCGTGCCGCGCGCGCAATGCCGGCAATCGGAAAGGCGGCGACCGCGACCAAGGCTGACATCCTCGATCTGTCCAAAGCCGGCTATGCGGCGATTTCCAATCTCGGACTCGCACCGGAGGAGCTGACCCGCGCCTTCGACATGATGGCGCTCGCCGGGAAGGAAGGCGGGTTCGAACTCAAGGACATGGCGCAGTACCTGCCGGCGATCACCGGCCTGGCCGGCTCGAAGGGCCTGACTGGTGCCAAGGGACTCGCCGATATCGCCGCAGCACTCCAGATCGTTCGTCGTACCGCAGGGGACGGATCCGAAGCGGCCACGAACTTCAACAACATCCTCCAGAAGATCAACGCCAACGACGCCATCAAGAACTTCGCCAAGTATGGGATCGACATCAACGCGGTGCTGAAGGAGGCGGTAGCCGAAGGCGCGAGTCCCCTCGAGGCGGCGCTTCGTGCCATCGACAAGGCGATCGACGGCGATCTCTCGAAGCTCGGCACGCTCTTTGCCGACGCCCAGGTCCAGAAGGGCCTGATCCCGTTGCTCCAGGGAATGGACGACTATATCGCGCTCCGGGAGAAGGTGACCGGCGCCTCCGGCGTCATCGACGCCGACTTCGATAGGATGATGCAGACGAGCGAAGAGAAGCTGAAGCGCTTCCAGATCGCCTGGGCGAACTTCCAGTCGAACCTTGGCGCCGCGTTAGTTCCAGCCCTCAACGCCGTCGCCGCAGCCCTGCTGCCGATCCTGGAGGGTATCACCCGCCTGATCGGCCAGTTTCCGGAACTGACTGGCGGAGCGTTCGCCGCGGCCGCGGGCTTCATCGCTCTCAAGGGCGCGATCTCGGCGCTTTCGTTCGTCGGACTGCTGGGCAAGGGCGGACTCCTCGCAGCGATCTCTGCGGTCCGGAGCCTCGGGGTTGCGCTGGGCGCCGTCGCGGCGGTCGGCGCCGTCCCTCTGGCTGCTGTCGCCGGAGCGGTGGCGGCGATCGGCGCTGCCGTGGTCTTCATCAAAAACAACTGGGAGGGCCTCAAGTCCTTCTTCGCCGGGTTCGCCGAGGGCTTCGCAGCGGCGTTCGCGCCCGTCGCCCCCATCGTCGAGCCGATCGTGGACCTGTTCCGGTCGCTGTTCAGCGCCATCAGCGATCTGCTCGGGCCGATCAACGCCACGAGCGAGGAATGGCGTGGCTGGGGCCGTGCGGCCGGCGAAGCCGTTGGAGGGTTTCTGCGGCTCTTGGTCGAACTGCCCGGCAAGGTAGGAGCGGCGATCGCAGACTCAGTCGCTATCCTGACCGGATTTGCCACAGCGTTCTTCGAGGCCGGTGGCAGGCTCGTCCAGGCCCTCTGGGACGGGATGGTTCAGGTCTTCTCCAGTCTCAAGGCGGGCATCGACCAGCGGATAGCCGCCATCCTCTCGGCCATCACCGGCCTGTTCGGGCCGGGCGGCTTCCTCGCCGCTCTGACCGATCTTCCCACGCGGGTCGCCACCGCGATCTCAGGCGCTGTCGATGTCATCGCCCGCTTCACCGCCGACTTCTTCACCGCCGGCTACAATCTGATCAAGGCGCTTTGGGATGGGATGGTGCAGGTCTTTGCCGACCTGGTTGCCTGGATCGACGGCAAGATCGCCGAGGTCCTCGCGCCGATCAACGATGCCGCCGCCGCGGTGAAGGGGTTCTTTGGGTTTGGCGGCGGGGAGACCGAAAGGCCGAACCGGGCAGCCAAGGGCGACAGTCTTGCTCAGCAGCTCGGCATCGATGCCCTCCGAGCCAAGGGCGGACCGGTGTCGGCCGGTGGGAGCTACATCGTCGGCGAGGAGGGTCCCGAGCTGATCACGCCGAACCGCTCCGGCTATGTTCATCCATCCGGAACCGGCTTCGCGTCCGGCCAGGGCATTACGGTCGCGCCGGTCTTCCACTTCAACAACACCCGTGCTGCGGACGCCGAGGTTGTCGCCGCCGAGGTTCGGCGCGCACTCCGCCGGGAAGTCCGCGAGCTCTTCAGGGGCGTCTACGCCGACACCGGACTGAGGTTCGCATGATGCTGATGACCCTCGGGCCGATCCAGTTCGAGGTCCAGCCGTTCAACACGACCGACTACGATCATGCCCACGAGACCAGCTTCGCCGAGAAGCCAGTGGTTGGCGCGCCGCCGCCGCTTGAATGGGTCGGCGAGGGACCGGAGACCTGGGCGATCCACGCCCGGCTCTTCCCGCATCGGTTCGGCGGTCTCGGCGACCTCAAGAAGCTCTATCAGGCCCGCGCCTCCGGGCGACCGCAGTACCTGATGCGGGGCGATGGCGCCCTGATGGGCTGGGTGGTGATCGAGCGGGTGACGGAACGCTCGACCTACCTCGATGGCAACGGCATCGGTCGGGTGATCGATATCGACATCGCAGTCCGCCGCTCTTCCGGCCCCTCTAACGGTTCGTACTTTTCGGTATTCTCGGGGCTGTTCACATGACGCCAATCGTAGAGACAGTGACGGTCGAGGGTGAGCTGCTCAGCGTGTCCCTGATCGTCTGGCGGCGCTTCAAGCGGCCGATGCCGGGGCTGGTCGAGGCGATCCACGACCTCAATCCCGGACTGGCCGATCTCGGGACCTATATCCCTGTCGGGACGGTCTTTGTGATGCCGATCCCCACGCCGCGCGCGCCGGTCCTCCTCGATCCGATCCGGCTGTGGTGATCCATGTCCAGGCGGGCGGTCTTCATGGTCACGGTCGCCGGGACCAACATCACCGCGCCGCTTCTGCCGATCCTGATCTCGCTTGCCGTCTCCGACAAGGTCGGCACCCATGCCGACACCACCACGCTGGAGATTGACGACACCGACGGCCGCATCGTCCTGCCGCAGCTCGGCGCGCCGGTGATCGTGGCGCTCGGCTGGGAGGGAGGCGGCGTCCGTGTCGTTTTCACCGGCACGGTCGACGAAGTCCGATCCTCAGGCTCGCGAGGCGGACGGACGCTGTCAATTTCCGCCAAGGGCGTCGACACCACTGGGAAGGCAAAGGAACCCCAGCAGCGGCATTTCGACGACAAGTCCGTCGAGGACATACTGAGGGAGGCGGGGACCACGGCAGGTATCACCGAGATCGTCGTCGATCCCGCGGTCGCCGGGATCAACCGCGCCTATTTCGAGATGCGGGACGAGAGCTTCATCCACATGGGGGAGCGTCTCGCTCGCGAGATCGGCGGCAACTTCCGCATCCAGGGCAAGACGGCCACCATGAGCAGGCGCGGCGCCTTCTACCCGGCCTCGGTCGCAGCGGTCGCGGGACGGAACCTGCATGCCTGGGACATCGCGCCGGCGCTCGGCCGCGCCCAATATGGCAAGGTCCGGGCGCGCTGGTACGACCCCACGGACGCCGTCTGGAAGGAGACCCAGGCGTCGACCAGCCTCGACGCCGAGGCGCGCCACGACCACCGCTACGGAAGAGCCAACGAGGGCGAGGCCGGTGAACAGGCGGCATCCGACAAAGCGACCAGCGAGCGCGATGCCGGCGAAGGCTCCGTCACCATAGAGGGCGACACCGGCGCCATCCCAGATGGTCTCTGCATCGTTGTGGGTGCGCGCCCCGGCATCGACGGCGCCTACCGCATCGAGGCCGTCACCCACCGCTATTCCCGAGGCGGCGGTTTCATCACCGAGCTAGAGCTCCGGCAGCCGCATCAAGGTGCAGGTGCCAACCTGCGATAGGAGGACCCGGACCATGGGCAACGACTGGACGGTGAACTTGCCGATCGTGGTCACCTTCATCATCGGCGTCGGTGCCTTGGCCGGCGCCGTCCTTGCGATTGTCAAGCTCTGGGAGGCGTTCGTGCCGGACCGCCACGCCCAGTTCGGGAGGGACATCTCGACCATCAAGTCCGACATCCAGGACATCCGGGCCCGGGTCGGAATGCTCGAGCTGGATATCGCCCGGATCGATCATCCCTCGATCGCCCGGCACTTCGACAGCCTCGAGGGCAAGATCGACAAGCTCTACGACTTCGTGCTCGAGCGCCTGACCAAGCTTCCGACGTAGCCGGCGGAACCTCATCCCGCGTCTCGGCGCGGAAGCACCACCAGCACCCCCCCTCAACACCAGCAAGACGCCGGCGGGCATCCCGCCTTCCGGCGCGGGAGACCGTTTGCATGACCGCTTACCACATCGCCAGGAGCTACCTCGGCATCAAGGAAGTCGCCGGCCCTCGCGACAACCCGAAGATCATGGAGATGTACGCCTCGGTCGGTCACGACTGGGTCGAACACGACGAGACTGCTTGGTGCGCCGCCTTCGTCGGTCACTGCCTGGAGAAGGCAGGCATCCGGTCGACACGAGCGCTCAATGCTCGATCCTACCTCGGGTTCGGGGAGCCGGTCGCGGTCACCGATGCTCGCGAGGGCGATATCGCTATCTTCGAGCGCGGTTCCTCGTCCTGGCAGGGACATGTCGCTTTCTTCATCAAGGCGACCGCCAACCAGATCGAGGTGCTGGGCGGCAATCAGTCCAATGGCGTCACCATCGCCCGCTATCCGCGGAGCCGCCTCCTCGGCATCCGGCGGGCCATCGGTGTAGGATCCAGCGCGAAGCCTTCGCTCCGCGTCGTCCAGCAGAAGCTGAAGGATCTTGGCTACCACGAGGTGGGGGCCATCGACGGACTCTTCGGTCCCCGCACCCGGGCTGCCATCCTTGCCTTCAAGGCTGACAACGGTCTGTCCTTGACGCCGGACATCGACGTCGCCCTCGCAACAGCCCTGGAGAAGGCGCCACCGCGGGTGATCGCCCCGGAGCGGGCCAACGGCAAGCCGCAGGCATCCCGCATCGTCAGCGCGGCGAATACCCAGATCGCGTCAGGCATTGCCGGGACCATCGCAATCGCGGGTGCAGCCATTGCGCCGGCGATCGAGGCGGCCGAACAGGCCAAGGACATGACCGAACGCGCCATCGGGCTTCTCAACCTGACGGAGTTCGTGGCGCCGTTCTTGCCGTGGATCGGGATCGCGATCTTCGCCGTCGTCATCGCGCTCGCCTGGCGGGCCCGGGCGGCGCGGATCGAGGATTACCGCACCGGCCGGACGCCGTAGCAGGATACCCCGCATCGTGAGCGTCACGATCGTGGACGGACCCGCCATCGTCGCTGGCTACTCCTACCGGCTCCAGATCGAGGCGGAGTCTGGGCTCTTCCCAGAAGGAGCATCGTTCGTGGCGGAGATCCGGGCGAAGATCTCGGCTTCGTCGGTGATCGCGACGCTCACAACGGCCAACGGCGGAATCCTTCGCGTCTCCGATAGGATCATGGAAATGGTGATCGCACCCGGGGCCACCGCCGGTCTTGGGGCAGGCAGCGTCGTGGTCGATGTCGTGCGCACCGACCTCACCCCGCCGAGACACTTGGCCTTCTTCCTCGAGATTCCGGTCACCCTACCGGTGACACGAGGGATAATGTCGTGACCGAGCGGATCGGGGTGACCACCGCTTCGGGGCCGATCCGCATCCGGGTCTCGGCAAGTGAACCTGTCGCCTTGCGGATCGCGTCTGCGCCGGTCTCGGTTCGGGTTCTCGGTACGCCCGGCCCGGACGGCAGGCTCGGTCCTGTGGGACCCCAGGGACCCGTCGGCCCCGCGGGGAATCTCGACGCCGGCATCATCGTCGACGGCGGCAATTTCTGACAGGCAGGAAAGCAATCCATGGCGAATGTCATTCGCATCAAGCGGCGCGTCTCGGGTGCTGCCGGCGCACCGGTCGCGCTCAAATCGGCCGAACTCGCCCATAACGAGGTTGACGACACGCTCTATGTCGGCAAGGGCGATGATGGCGGCGGCAATGCGACCAGCGTCATCGCGCTCGCCGGCAAGGGAGCCTTCGTCGATCGGTCGAGCGCCCAGACCATCGGCGGCAAGAAGACCTTCTCCTCGGTGCCGGCGTCGAGCGAAGATGGCGCCGCCGATGCCGATCTGGTGCGGAAGCTGCAGTTCGACACCGGGCTCGCCACCAAGGCGGCTGCCACCCACGGTCACGCGATCGCCGAGATCACCAGCCTTCAGGCAGCGCTCGATGCCAAGGCACCCCTGGCGTCGCCGGCCCTCACCGGTGTCCCCACGGCGCCGACTGCGGCGGGCGGCACGAGTTCCACCCAGATCGCGACCACCGCCTTCGTGGCAGGAGCGGTGTCGGCGCTGATCAACGCCGCCCCAGGGGCACTGGACACGCTCGCCGAACTCGCCGCGGCTTTGGGCGACGATCCGGATTTCGCGGCGACGATCACGAATGGACTGGCCAGCAAGCTCGCCATCGCCGCGAACCTGTCCGACCTCTCAAACGTCGCCGCCGCTCGTGGCAACCTCGGGCTTGGTTCAATGGCCGTGCAGGAGGCCAACAATGTCGCGATCACCGGCGGCAGCGTGGATGGAATCGTGTTCGATGGCGGAACGTTCTGA